TTAAACTTTCAGACACCGCAAGAAGTGGAAGATCAGTTCTATCAATCTGCATGAAAAGTTAACTTATTTGTGTCCAAGATATTGACTTAGATCCATATTTTAGGTTCTCAAATTGGTGTAAATCCTTTTCGTGTTTTAAAGATAATTGCTTTTATATCTTTACTGTCAGCTATCGCAGGTTATATCAATCAAATATCAAAAAGCCAAAAGGATAGAAACTATTTAGTGTATTTCCATTAATTTTTAATACTGCTTCGGCAATTTTTTTATTCAAGTAACGGGTGCTTCGTAAAAGGTTAAGACCATTTATAAGAGATGGTCAATTTTTTTATGGGAATTATCAACCTTATCATTTGTCAGAGTCTTGATATAAAAAGCGCCCTACTCGATGAGTGGGGCGTTAATTGGGATTTATACCAACAAAAATGTGTTGAGGGTAACAGTAAGGTAACAGGCAGGGAACAGTCCGCGGATATAAACAAGAATGATAAAGAATGTCTTAAGAATGATTTTGCTGCTGCTGATTACGCACACGAAGAAAGTGACGGGGTGCCTACGACCGGCCCATTAAGTGGTGATCCAGTGCCGTCTGGAGAAATATCACATACTTCGAGTTAAGCAGTGAAAGTCCTTATAGACCTTTATTCAACTTCGAGCTTACGGATTTGCTTGTTCTCCAGCAGATGAAACTGCAGCCCAGGAGATTATTGCGGGCGGCGTACCGATACAGGAGGCCCTTGTTTACCTTAAAGACCGATTTGATACTTACAAGCCGAAGCATGCTCGGGACCGAATTAACAGCCTGTCTTACTGTGTCGGCTATATCTTGGACAAGCATCACCAGCAAATTCTCAGAAACTTGCAAAGAGGAGGATTCCGGATGGCCAGAACAATCGCGGAGATTTTGGAAGGGCTGCGGCAAAGGACTCCATCACCAGAGGCCAGGTCGTGCGAATCCGAAGAAGAAAAGTATGATTTCCCAAAGTGCAAAGATCAGACTGGCTACAAAGAGTTGCAGGATTTCATGGAGATTTTGTTCCTTTTCGTGACCTTTTGTTAGAAATGGGATTGCTGCTCAATAAAGAAAATCCTGAACTCCTGGAGGAGAAATAGATGGGTATTCCCGTTATTGCTTTCAAAGCGAAAAATAAAGTTGATCGTTATCTCTGTGATGGTCCTGAATGCGGCGATTGGTCAGATGAATATCTTGATACTCAACTCCATTTCCACGGGATCATAATTTTCTTTGATAAAACCCACATCGTTACTCATAGGAAGGCTGGCAATAATTTATAAAAGTCTTCTACATCATTTTCAGTCGGTTTCTTAAAATCTTGGCGAATGATATAAAGAGCATCGATCCGTTCTTACACGAAGAGGTTAGCGAAATTCGGGAACGTAACGGATGGTAACATTAAGTGTCCGTTTTTCGAGTAATCACTTGATATTTGTAGATAAAATAATCGAGTTCTTGGCTAGCTATAATGGTCATCTCGTGATTGAAACCAAATTGATTGCCTAGAGAAATCATATCGTTCCTTAAGAATTCGATGTATTGACGTAATTCTTTCAACGTGAGGACCGGTAAAGTTTTCATTATCAGACTCCTTTTGACAAATATAGACACTTACAATACTTATTTTATCAGTGAATGATAACTACCTAATTGGGTCATATGAACAAAATGTGACAATTTTTTCCGCGATGGGTGTAAACCCCGAGGGAAATTAGACCAGTAAAGCTAACTATTAAAAAATTAGACTGAAACATCAACAAGGAGAAGTGACAAATGAGTTTAGTGAGTACTTTAATTCTGGGATTTCTTACTGTGAACTTCCTCATCCTGCTGCTCGTGTTCTATTACGTTAATCGGAACTGGAGCAAGCTTGTTGATCAAACTGATCACTTAATCAATCTGGATCGGCAAGTATAGAACAACAAAGAAACTTTGTATGAAATCAAGAGGATTTTTAAGAATGATTGATGCGTAGTTGAGGCATATTGCGGAATATAGGAGAAAAAATTAAAAAAGGGGCTATCACTCGCTCTGTTCATTCCTGAAACTTATTTAAGAACATCATTCTTGTTATCAATATACAATGTCCCATCCTTTTGAACTTGGGCGTAAAATACATCAGCAACAGAGTTAATACCAGCTGACTTTAACTGTTGATCTAGCCACTTTTTATCAAGATTTAGCTTTCTTAAATTTTTTATGTCGATTTTCCCATCAGTGATCACAGCCATAGAGATAGGGAAAACATTATTAGCTTGTTGATTCATGTCGCTCTTGACGACAGGTGGCTTGGATTCCTTTTTCATTACTGAGAGGCTACCGTCTGTCTCAAACATTGCATAATCAACGTCAGAAACAGCAAATACGTTTTTCTTACGTAACAAGCTAATTAAAGACTCTACATCCAGCTGTGCTTTACGAAGGGCCTCATCCATAATTTGACCTTTTCTAATAAGGATGATTGGTTGTCCTGTAATAGCTATACGGGCCTGTTTGGATTTTATATTTAAAAATCCAAGAAAAATGGTAAAAGCACTCCAAAGTCCCAATGCTATTAGCCCATTACGAATACTTAATGAGGCATCAATGGCCACAGAAGCACCGATAGCACCAATCGAAATCCCTGATACAAAGTTGAAAAAAGTCATTTGAGAAATTTCTTTTCCTCCCATAATTCTCGTTAGCACCAACAACGTAGCAAAAGAAATAGCAATTCTGAGAACTAGTTCTGGAACTGACATAGTCATTAGACCCCTTTTATATTGAATGTGAATTATTATGTTATTGTCTCTAATTTTTTTCGGTTTAATGTATAGATACTTTCATTAAATTTTATGAGAAGGCGGAAAGTTCCAATATGTAGAAGTCCGGAGATTCGGCGGTATGTAATCAAACTGTTGATTAAGGGGAGGAAGGTAAAATGTATAATGTTCCATCCAATCAAGAAGAAAGATTGAAGGATCTGATTGAGCAAACATAAAACTTCCGCAAATGGCTTTTAAGCTTACAGGCATTAGAAAAGAATGATGCTAATTTTACCGGTGATGATTATTCAAAATAAAAGAAAAAAATATTAATTAAATTGGATTTATACCATTCGAGGATTTCTTTATTGAAAACTTACTTTTAGTTAACGGTTCGAACCATACAGGGAAGGAGGACCAACAATGATGACCGGCAGTGTAACATCATGGAAAATGACCGAAGATGAGCGACTGGCATACATAGCCAAGCATCCCATCAGGCCTACGAAAGAGGCTGAAAAACGCTCCTCACCATTGATCGGATTGATTACAAGTGGCCGGCTGCTAAAAAAGCAAAATAAAAAAGCCAGGATCACTCCCGGCAATTGGTAATTATTCGACAATATCATTATACTATTGGAATCCCCCGGGAAGTCGGTCTTCCTGGTACTGATTACCGTTGCAGGTGTATTGCAATCCCTGTGTTTGATGAGGATGAAAATGAAGAATAGCCATCCATGCACTTTAAAGAAAGGCGCTGTTAAAGATTGATGTTAATTTTAATATTCAACTAACGGAGCAGGTTGGTTTTATAACTTTTGGACTAATCTAAAAGACTGATTAATGAAATAAAGGAAATAAAATAAAGACAGACTTTAACATATACTTGGTTCCTTCTAAAATAGATCGTTTTTTAACTTTGATGTAATTAATAATTCTCCATAAATATTGTATAAACTTATAAAATTTACAACATAATTTAAAATATAGAATATAGATCCATATAGATGAGTGATTTTTAATGAGGTGTCAGAATGGAAGTTTTTCCAATTGTACATACAAACTTCTGGGATGCAGTTATTGCTGTCCCCCTAGTCGTATTATTGACTCAAATATGTAAGTGGTTACTGAATATTCCTAAGCCATACATACCTGCAGTGGCTAATGTTTTTGGATTAATCATTTCAATTTTCTTTGCACACAGGAATAACCTTTGGACAGGTACTTTTATGGGATTTTTTTATGGTAATGCGGGAGTAGGCTTTTATTCATCAATAAAAACACAAATAAAGGCGTATAGAAACACTTGAGAATAGGAGCGAAAAATTTGATTTACATCTATCATGACTTTGGTGGAACACATACCACTTCATTAGCAGCTGCCCACCACCTTAAAATTATAAATGATCCTAAAAAAATCCCCGAAAAAGCAGAGATATTGGCTTTGCCATACTTTAATAAGTTAAATAAAGATGATGCAGGAAAATTTATTTTACATGGAGAAGACGATGAAGGAAATCCAGTTTACACACTTGGCAGACGATCATCAAAGCTTACAATTGAATCGCTTCACCACTTTAGCGAAATATTAATAAGCCGTAATCAGATTGGAGAAAAAATAATACTCTCCAATACCTCACCTGTTGTACCCCTTGCTATGACAATAGGGGGTTTTTTCTCAAGGGGGTTAGGCGTTGATGGAATAGGAGTCCCGCTTCTCATAAAAGGTGCTCAACAATGTTATGGCAATATCTTACAACTGGTGAATGACACAAAAAAAATTGCGAAGGAATCAAACTTTGAAATCGTTAAGATTGATAATAAGAAATACCAAGCATAAAGAGTTAAAACCCCCCCTGGGAAAAGGGTGGCCTGAAATTGGACTTTTTTTGTTATAGTTCATTTTATGTAATTGGGGCCCAAAAAGTTACTATAATTTGGATAGATTATTAACTCCATTTGCTTCTGATATCTCGATCAAACTACAAATTGTCCGGATAGAGAACGAAACTCCATTTTAAATAATATGAAAAAAGAATTAAAAATGGTTTTGCATCGTTATGAAAACGTTCACAAAAAACACTTATTCATAACGAAGAATGCCTGTTATAATTGCACCTAGAGTAACCACTCGAGAGGTTAACGCAACCATGGTTTAAACCGGTTTTTACTGGGCGAAATTTGAGTTAATAATTATATCTATATGAAAAAATTATCTAATAGGAGAATATATCATGAGCGGCTATAACACAGTGTTAGCAAGAAATACGGAAAATGCTTCAAAAGGTATCGGTCCATATTCACAAACTGTAGCTTTTTCTCATTACAATAATCTTTCAGCTCAATTACCTATCGAACCCCAATCTGGTAAATTGGTAGCTGGTGGTATAAAAGAGCAGGCTGAACAGTGCTTTAAAAATATCAAGGCAATCTTAGACAGTATCGATCATGTTATGAGCGATGTTGTTAGAATCACTGTATTCGTTAAGAATATCAAAGATATTGACGCTGTAGACGAAGTTTATAAAACATTCTTCACAACCTATGTTCCTTCACGGACGGTAGTCGCAGTGACAGCTTTACCTATGGATGCTTTGGTGCAAATTGAAGCACTTGTTTCAAACGGTGAGGGTACAATTCCAAACGCACCACAAGCAGGCGACCTCATAAAGCTTACAAATAACACGGCAAATGCACCAACAAGTGCTCTATCTACACAAACTGTGGCTTTCTCTCATTACAATAACCTTTCAGCTCAATTACCTATCGATCCTAAATCTGGTAAATTGGTAGCTGGCGGTGTAAAAGAGCAGGCTGGACAGTGCTTAAAAAATATCAAGGCAATTTTAGAAAGTATCGACGTTCCTTTTGACGATATTGTTAAAATTAATATCTTCCTTAAAAACCTATCGGATATTGAAGCCGTAAACGAAGTTTATACAACATTTTTCCCAGACTCGGCTATCGCCAGGGCCGTAGCCTATGTCCCTGCACGGACAGTAGTTGCAGCTTCAGCTTTACCTATGGATGCTTTGGTACAAATTGAAGCAGTGGTGTCACACGGAGATGGTACACCTCCACAAGCTGTTGAAGACAGGCATGGAATCATCATAAAGGCAAACAACACTGAAAATGCACCAAAGTGTTCTCTATCTACACAAGCTGTAGCGTTTTCTCATTACAATCACCTTTCAGCTCAATTACCTTTGGACCCAAAAACTGGTGAAATGGTAGCTGGTGATGTAAAAGAGCAGGCTGGACAGTGCTTAAAAAATATTAAGGCAATCTTAGAAAGTATCGACCACGTTATGGAAGATGTGGTTAAAGTAAATATCTTCCTTAAAAATATTGAAGATATTGATGCAGTCGACGAAGTTTACACGACATTCTTCCCAGGCGGTGTTCCTGCACGAAGAACAGTTGGCGTATCAGCTTTACTTAAAGATGCTTTAGTCCAAATCGATGTAGTTGTAGCAAACGCTGAAGGAACACCTCCAATAGCATAAACGCTGCTCCAACCCCTTGATACATAAGATGAGGGTGGAATGCTCAAATTTTGCTAACATAGAGGTTTTTAAAGGAGGCTTCTCATGAGTTCTTGAACTTCTGCGCAATGAGTTTATTCAAGATCGTGGGAAATTCCAAGATATTATCTTTAAATATCCTGATGATTTTAACTGGATCATATTACAATAAAAAAGCGCCCTACTCGATGAGTGGGGTGTTACGTTTAAAAAGGCAAGTCCTCAGCAGCGTTAAAAGCTGAAATTCTCTGTTGTTTTTCGAACTGCTTAACTTCATTCGTAAGGTCTTGATCCTCATTTATAACCACGCTAACCAACTCATTCATAAAGCCAGTCATATTAATTTCTTTCCACCATTCGTATGCAATTTGAAATGTTCCACTCTGTGTCGTTTCTCCGGCTGGAGAGCTGTACTTTATCGTTATACTCACATTCATTTTTATTCTCCAGAAAAAATTTTTATATTCTTTATTATATCCCATGCAGAATGTTAAAAAGCAAAGAATATTATTGTTGACGAACACCGTCAACAATGACCTTTTTCTATCATGGTTAAACATGGTTCAGTCAGGCGAAAGCCTTGTTACGAAAGGGTTTGTCCAATTATAATATTGCCAATCCTGCGGTGCTTACCACTTTGACAGGATAGTAGTCTCTTAATCAAATTTAGTATGTAAGGACCTTAAAGGGTCCTTTTATATATAAATAACCATATAAAATGGCAACTTAAACAGCAAAATAATAATCCTGCCCCAATCCTGCCCCAAAAACCATTATTGAGGAGAATATTTAAGAATATAAAAAGAAAAACCCTTGATATACAAGGGTTTTGGTAGCGTCCCAGAGAGGATTCGAACCTCCGACCTACAGTTTAGGAAACGGATGGTGTGTGGGAGAATGGGGCATGGGGGAGTGGAGGATTCCTTATGATATCAATAGTTCGTAGGATAGAAATGGGTTGATTCTAGCTTTTCGGGAGTGAAACTGTTGAATTTCACTCCCAATCCACTCCCAAAATGGGAGTGGTTATTTTTCTCCGGTTTTTCTGAAAAGAGAATCAAAGTGCTGCGCAGCCGTTTGGTCTGCTTCGGTCAATACATGCCCATAAATATTCATTGTCGTTGATATGTCTGCATGGCCTAGACGTTCGCTAATTACTTTTGCATGTACCCCTTCATTAATTAAAAGGGTTGCCGATGTATGTCTAAGTTCATGAAATCGAATATGCTTCATCTTGTGCCTTGTAGTAAACCTCTTCCACCACTGACTTATACTATCTGGCCGGATCGGCTTACCGAATTCATTTGCAAAAATAAAGAAGTGACTAGTCCATTCCCTCATGTCTCCAACAATCATTTGCTCCTGTGATCGTTGAACTTTTAACCTTTTTAACATCGTAAGCAAAGAAGAGGGGACAGAAACATATCTCCATCTTTCATTTTTTGTTTGCTTTAATTTAATTCCTTTTCCTGTAACCTCGGTGAGAGATTGTTCGATTTGAATGCGACATTTTTCAAAGTCAATATGCTTAAACTCTAAAGCCGCTATTTCTCCCTCTCTGGCACCAGCAGTCAAAGCAAGCATTATTAATACTTGCCACCTAAGAGGATACTTTTCCAAGTTAGATATGAGTACTTCGATTTCTTCTTTTGAATATACATCTGACTTCTTAATTTTTACCTTAGGCGGCTTAACTGCTTTTGCGGGGTTATCCTTTATGAGCTCCAACTTAACAGCAAAAGACAAAAGGTTATTAAATGCTCTGTGACAATTAGCTATAGATGAAGCAGAGAGAGAACCTTCTTTCCCATCTAGTCGTTTTCCATTCTTTTTTAAATCATCTACAAAATTTACAATATGAATGGGTTTAATGTCCTTCAACTTCATATGTCCATATACTGGGAGTATGCGTTTTCTTATTATGTTGACATAATTTTGGCAGGTGTCTGGTGTTAGATTCTCTTTAGCATGCTTCTCCAGCCATTCGTCAAAAAACAGATCTAGCGTCATTCTGTCATCAACTTTAACATATTTACCATTTAATATTTCTGCTTCAAAAAGGGTTAGCAGTTTTTTTGCTTCTGTTGCGTTTTTAGCCTTTACATTTTTACGTTCTAATAAAGCTTTTCCTTTTTTGTCATAACCAATAACAACATTTAATCGAAAGCTGCTTTTACCTCTCTTTTCAATGTAAGCCATTTTCCCACCCCATTAGGTCTTTTTTTTTATAGATTTCTCCTCCTGTTAATAACGACAACCGGAAATCATCTCAAACCGATGCTGTCGTTCATATATCCTGAGTCGAAACACAGCAAATTTGAATTCAACATTAAAAGTTCCTGAAATTAAAAGAGCAGCTTCCTTTCTATTAGAAGGTAATACGATGTTTCGAAGCATAAAAGTTGGCACACAAAAGTGATAGGCAAATAGGTTCGCTTGGTATTCCTGCAGCTCAATAAATTGTTGTGGCATTATCAGTTGATTGCCTGAATGCCTTTCTGCATGACATAGTTCGTGAGCAAACTCCTGCCATTGTTGTTGTGGCGTCAACCGTTCGTCAATAATTACTTCATCATTATAAAATCTGCTTGAAATATTTCGATATGTTAGGGAGTATCCAACCCTATGGATAATATCCTCAATATCTAATTGGTGAGGGTGAAAAACCCCGATGTTAAAGTAGAAATTTTGAATCCAGTCTTCCAGCAATGTTGTATGGTACCTCATATGACCCTCCGAATGAGAATATATGTTCTGTTTTTGCGTAACAAAAAACTCTCAGATAGAGAGTATTTTATTTGTACAGGTCCTTTTCTATAAGAAGTCTCCTAAAGTTATTAAAAACTAAGTCATTAAATGATGGGATTAAATTTCCAAAATCAGAGTAAATCTTTGAAAGTTCAGTTGGATAAATAATTTTTTTGTTATAACGAGCAAATGGGCCATCAGTTTCAAATAAAATTTTGTTGTGCGGTATACGATCAATAATTTTATTTCCGTTTTTAGTTGTTAACATCTTTGGATTAAGGGAAAAGTAGTATCCCTGTTCAATTATTTTCTCTAATGTCGAAATTTTCCCGCTATACCAGTGGAAAATTGCATGTTTAACATTATTTTTAATTAGGATATCCAAAATTAAATCTTCAGACTGCTTCGAATGAATAGAATAAACTCTTCCTTTATTAAAGCAAGGAGAGGTAACAAATTCAAAAGCATTTATTTGTCTATTTTTTATATTTTCATGTTCATTATGAAAGTCTAGTCCAACCTCTCCAATATACCTAGTTTTTTCTACAAGGCGTTTGAAGAGTTCTACGTCTAATTCGTACTCGCTCGAAATTTGGGGATGGTACCCGAGGCATAATCTTACATACTTAAGCTTTTGGAAGGCGCTAAAATGCTTATTAAAAATCTCAGGTAAATTTGTAACGAACAGAGCATAAATTTGTAGCATTTCATATTGTAAAGCAACTTTTTCTGGCTCTGGATAAAAGTCAATATGTACATGGGTATCAATCAGGGGCATATTTTATCAAAAACCTCTCGTACTCCTCAGAGAATTTATTAAACATTTCTTGGTTTTTTTCTCTGAAGTCTGGAATACCCTTATAGTACTTCTCCCTCGTCTTAATTTCAAGGTGAGCGTTACCAGCTCTAATTAGACCAACGTATGTCTTAAAATAGTCTAAGTTGCTAATATAGTCTTTTCTATAAACGTCTTCACTAATATCTGAAGGTTTAATTTCATAACCATATTGGTATTCAACATCGAACTTTTCGTTATCATACGCAGCTAAGGAAATCTTTCTAAGTAAACAAGGGATACATATGCCACACTGGCCATGATGATTTCTTTCGGGATTTGTACGACTTTGACCACAAGTAAAAGTTTTTTTTATTGCTTTTTTAAATGTCAGGTTTAACGAATTAATAATTTCTCCTTTTGTTTTAAATAGAAATGGATGATGAATATTTAGTGCTATACCTATTCCTGATAGTAATTCGTGATATAAAAAAATAGTTCTTGGGTGGGTTGTCTTTGTGGTGTATCTATTTTTCAATTCAGGGTTTAAAGATAAAATGCCATTTTCATATAAGTAAACGTCATTGGATTTATTGAAAAATGCCTTAGCAATAGAAAGGGCTAAATACAACAATGACCTTGTTGACTGTACAAAATATTCTTTTCTTTGAAATGGCTTTTCTACTAGAATTATCTCAGTGGTGTCGTCAAAAATGCCCTTGTAAAACGTTGCAACTGCTTCCTGCTTAGTTCTTTCTTCACCTTTATTTATAAAACCTACATAATCACTCTTTATTCCGTTTGCAAGATTATGAAATGCCCCACAGAAAGAATCTAATCCCCCAGAAAATAAAGTAACTGCATTCGATGAAGGCAATTCTAACCTACTCATGAATCCATCGAAGGTAAATGGAGTTTTGATAAAAGAAAACTTAAAGGTATCTCCAGATACCCATCTTGTAAGTTCTTCAACCTTCCTCACGGAAGAAGTCCAAATTACTGGATTGAAAACAGGGATAATTAATTGAATTACGCGCGGTTTACTATACTTTTTAGTATGCACATCTTCCCTAAAGATTGCTGCCATAACAGTAACAAGATCAAGCACAAGAGTACTGTTTTCCTCATAATTAAAAGTTAAATCTTTTAACAGGTCTAGATGTAAACTTGATAAGTATTTTATTTCTTGTTCCATTAGAATTCCCCAAAACTAGCGTTTGATGTTTGTTTTGAAATATGGATTAAAACGTCCTTTAAATATAATTTTCTATCAATAAAAAGATTGACCTTTTCATAAACAGAATCATTCATAATTTGATCAGTTAGATTTTTTACCATCTTTTTAATGAGATCGTAATTAAAATCTTCAAATACATCCTTAATATTGTCATTCAAATCACCGAGGAGGACTTGATAAATGATTTCATAAAATAGGTGATGTGCAAACGAGTATACATCGAATTCCTCTATCTCCAAGAACTTACACATAACAATCTTTAATGATTTTTCGAGAATTTCAGAATTAATATATGCTTGATTCTCAATTTGATCTAATATCATTTCTATAAATTCTTGTTGAGTAATTGAGTCGCTAGCCAACTCTTTTTTTGTCTTACCTTTAAATCCATTGGAAGATATAGTTATAAAGTGTTTAGTAATAATTTTAATAGACTCGTTTATAGTATCTTCTGTGTCAAAGCTTGAACTAAGATGATTAGGATTTAATATTTTCTTTGACAATTCAGGAGCAGTTTCATTGAGCTGCGTAATTGGTTTCTGTTTTAATATTTTTTTTATATCACTCGATAATTTCCTTTTTGATGTCCCCATAATACTCCTCCAAATTTTTTAAATAAATTTCGGTTGGCGGGATATCAAACCCCCAGTAATTGCTTCTTCTTAGCGTTAAATTCATCTTCCGTCAGGATGCCTTGGTCCTTTAAGATTGCTAGTTTGCTAATCTGGTCTGCAACATCCACTGGGGCAGAAGAAGCTTGTACATGGTTTGAGGTACTTAGTTCATCAATTTTAGCTTCTACCGCTTCCTTAAGGGTCAGAAAATCTGGCATTTGTTTTTTATTGAACATGATGGTGTTTTCGTCTTTAGTAGCATCGAAAAGGCCACCTTTATTTTCTTTTCCTCCCGAGAAAGTGAACTGAATATATCCGTTTGTTAAAGCGCCAGCTTTTTTAATTTGCATTGAAGAAATCTGTTTGATCTGTATTTCTTTGTCGCCTTTCAGACCCTGGGTCATTTTTGCTAGCATACCTTTGCGCTTTATAATGATTTTGTTACCAACCAATTCTAATTGGCCATTAACCCCTTTTGCTTCCATAATCTTTACCTCTCCTAACCAATTTAATTATTTTTTATCTCTTTCTTTGATAATGTCCCATATTTTTATTAGCTCCGCGATTTTCTCTTCTGGGGCATCCATCAAGTCTTTAAAAAACAACTGTTTCTGTGGATCAAGGATTTCTTTCCACATTTCATCTGTCGCGCCTTGTTGATCTTCACCAGTCAAAAGATAATCAATAGTAACTTCATATAAATTTGAGAGCTTTTTTAGAGTTTCAAAATCTGGCTGACGCTTATTTATTTCATAATGGGCATATGTACCTCTGGAAATTTCCAACTTTTTCGCGACTTCTTCTTGCGTCCATTTTCTTGCAGATCTCAACATTTTTAGTCGGTCACCAAACATAAAAGTTCCTCATTTCAATCTATTTACCTAAATTATACTGTAGCATAAAGCTACAATGAAATATTTGTAGCAAAACAGTACAAAGTTACTTGACTGTAGCAAAACGCTACTGTATATTATAAATATAAAGTAGCAAAACGCTACAGAAAGAGGTGAGTTTATGAAACCAAGAACTTGGCTGCATGAAGAAAGAGCAGCTGCTAAAAGAACACAAGAAGAAGTGGCTGAAGCAGCAGGAATCAAGCGGCCGTACTACTCACAAATTGAATCTGGTGTTAGAAGACCTAGTGTTGATGTAGCAAAGAAAATAGCTGGATATATTGGTTTTGATTGGGTGCTTTTTTTTGAAAATAATTGTAGCGATAAGCGACAAAAATCAAACACTGCATAGGAGGTGCAAACCGTGCAACGAAAAACTATCACAGCCCAGGAGGCAGCGGATTACATCGGAGTCCACATAGACACGATCTACACGATGGTCCGGCAGAAGCAAATTCCTCATGTACGTGTTCGCCGGCGTATCCTGTTTAATCGAGAGACGATAGACTCCTGGATGGCCGAGCAAGAATCAAGAAACTATGAGGAGGCAATCTAATGAATCAGCTACAACCAATCATTCAAAATAGCCAACGTGTTCTTACTACCATTCAATTAGCTGAAGCATTTGGAACAGAAAGTAAAATCATCAATCGTAATTATCAAAGGAATTTAGAACGCTACGTTCAAGGTAAGCATTTCTTCGCTTTATCTGGTGAAGATTTAAGAGAGTTCAAAGGGTCACGTCAATTTGACGATAGCCTAAAGTTTACTTCCATCTTGTATCTCTGGACAGAGAAGGGTGCATGGATTCACGCAAAGTCCTTAAATACTGATCAAGCATGGGATGCATACGAAAAGCTTGTTGATGAGTATTACACCATCAAAGATAATATCGTTCCTCTTTCAAAGGATCAGGCCCTCGTAACAGTCCTGCGCACCACCGCAGACCTGGTTGAGGACACGCAGGCCATCAAGCAGGAACAAAATGAACTTCGTAAGCTAATCACTACTGTTGATTTCAAAGTTGAGGAGCAGATCACGCTCACCAGCGGGGAACAGCGGCGACTACAAAAGGGAGTGGCTGCGAGAATCTATGAAATGGAAAGCGACTCGCAAGCGAGATCACGCCTGTTTCGGGAGCTTCACCGGGAAATCAAAGACCGGTTTGGAGTAGCCTCCTATAAAGATGTGAAACGCAAGGAACTTCAGTCGGCACTGCGCTATATCGAGAACTGGGTTCCTAGAAAAGTATCTTAATTTAAGTTTACTAGGTTATTACAATTTGGACGGTAGAAAGGGGATATGCTGTTATGCCGGTTGGTAGAGCATCAAAGGCTGCCAAGACGGCCAGACGAGAAGCGGGAGTCACACAGCTAGAAATGACATTTGACGAGTACTTTGGCTCCAGGGAATCAATCTCCCATCAGGAGAATGGCCGTTATCAGGTACAGCCTGAATTAAGTAACTATTACATTGAAAAACACAATAATCCCTGGGTGGCGATGGAAGCATCTGCAGAGTATATCGGCTGGGGGCCTATCAAATTGGACGGGGATGCGGCTGACCTACATAGAAGCTCAGTCACACTGAAAACGAAAGAAGAGCTCGAGGAGGCACTGACAGCTGTCCTCGAGGCTTCAAGGAAACTCACAGTACAACCTCATACTGTAGAACAAATGGATGTTACTGTGATTGAAAAATCATTAATGGAAAGCGTTGATGCTATTACTGCGCTGAATCACTATGTTGCAGTGATCTGTAAGGAATACAAAATTCCATGGGTCAAGATATGGACCCAACACAAGCTCAAATTAATTCAAAGGAGGCTTATTAGAAAATGAACCAAGTATTATCCGCAAGTAGGTTAATGAAGGCAGCTGAGGTTAAGGAAATATGCCGGGAAATGAGAAAGAATCGGGCAATGTTGTTGGCGGTCGAAGTTGAAGCAAAAAGACGTCTATTCAGCCAAAAAGAAAAAGCAGCAAGCTAAGCTCACTGCTTTTAATACACTCCCTGCGGGGCAAGCAGGGATAATCATCACACTATTATTTTATCACTTGATTAGTGGTGCGGCAAACTCGTTTTTGCCGTCATGGGCCGGGTCCCCCTCCTTTTTCCCTGATTCCCTTTCCCGGTCCGTGACGGTGCAAATGAGCACCAGTTGAGTTTTGAAAATTGAATTGGAAGGAGGCTTTCGATGATGCTCGATGTCTACTATTGCGCTTGTGACGAAGAGTTTGCAGTAAAGGAGGGTTATGTGCCTAAATACTGCCCATTCTGCGGGAATGAAGACCTGGCATGGAGTCATGAAGTGCAAGAAGCTTAAGAAAGGAGTGGGAATCTTGATTGAAACAAAAGCAGGGATTATTTACGAGCCTGCATTTCAGGAAAACCGTTGGATGTATGAATGGCTGAAAAAGCATTATGCCACCCTGGGCGGATCCAGAGCCTACGAGGAAATGAAAGAAGGCTATGAGTACTCTGAATTTATCTTATCTGAACAAAACAAAAGACACGCCGGCTAAACGTGTCTGGGTGAAGCACTTATTAATATCATCTAAGTCCATTATAAGGGGCTTCACCCTTATAAACAAGGAGGGAAATGCATTGAAAGAAATTCGACTGCTTAATTTATCTTTAAGAAACTTCAAAGGCGTCAAAAACATCATCATCGATGCCAGCGGCGAAAGCATGAAAGTTTACGGTGATAATGCCACTGGAAAGACCACTCTTTTTGACGGTTTCTTGTGGTTACTGTTTGATAAGGATTCGCAAAACAAAAAAGATTTCGCCATCAAAACATTAAGCGGTGGTCAGGTCATTCATAATTTGGAGCATTCTGTTGAGGCCACATTTCAAGTTGATGGACATAAATTGACCTTAAAAAAAGTCTTTTCGGAGAAATGGACAAAAAAACGCGGTGCCGTTCAAGCAGAGTTCACCGGGCACACAACAGATTATTATATCGACGGGGTTCCGTCTAAGAAGAAAGAATATGATGGGCTGATTTCGGAACTGGTTGACGAGGATGTTTTCAAACTCATTACCTCACCAAGCTATTTTAATGAGCAGGTCAAATGGCAGGACCGGAGGAAGGTGCTCCTCGAAATTTGCGGAGACATTTCGGATGACGAGGTCATCACGGGCAATCAATCACTTGTAAAGCTTCCAGACATCTTGGCAGGAAGATCCATCGAAAACCACAGAAAAGTGATTGCTGCCCGTCGGTCTGAGATAAATAAAGAAATCGATAAGATCCCGGTTAGAATCAGCGAAATCAATCACAACATGCCAAGCCTGGATAGGGTGGATAAGGAATCACTAGTGTCCGAAATTTCCTGCATAAATGCGGAAATTGATGACAAGATGACGCAGATCAGCAGTATTAGGAACGGAAAAGCGATTGCTGATAAACAAACTCGAATCCAACAAATCGAAATGGATTTACTTCAAATCAAGCGCACTCATGAATCCGGCTCAAAAGAACATGTTTATCAGCTTAGGGCCAGGTTGCAGGAAGAAGAGTCCAATCTGAAAATCATTCAGCGAGACATCGAAAACCTTAAACAGCAAAAGCGCTATAACGATGACAACATCAAGCGCATAGAAGCCCAATTGGAACAGCTGCGGCAGGACTGGCACACAGTTAATGATCAGGAGTTCACTCATACCGAAGCCTGCGAGTGCCCGGCATGTGGCCAAGGCCTTCCTGAAGAACAGGTTACTGACGCTAAAGAAAAGGCCCTCTCACAATTTAACCTCAAGAAGGCAAAGCAGCTGGAAGAGGTTAAAGCCAAGGGGAAACGCGGCAAGGAACAAAAAGAGCATTTCCTTTCCGAAAACGAAAAACTGGCCAAGGAATATGAAAAGCTTAATGGCCAGGTAGCTGCTAAACAAGAGCTCGCAGTCAAGTTGGAAACCCAGTTGCACCAAGCAGAAAGCCTTGTTGTGGATGTAACGGAAAATAGTGATTACGTCTCTAAGCTTCAGGAAAAACAAGCTATTCAAACTGAGATCAGTAGCCTGCAGCAAATGGCCGAGCAATCGATCATGGACATACAAACTGAGATTATCTCTTTAAAGTCCAAGAGGGACCAATTGCAGTCCGAGGTTGGGAAGTTCGCATACGCCCAGCAGTCTGAAAAACGTATCGAGGAATTAGAGACGGAACAGAAATACCTTGCAGCTGAGTTTGAAAAGCTGGAAGAAGAGCTTTACCTCACAGAGGAATTTATCCGTTCCAAGGTCAACATGCTCGAGGAGAAAATCAACAGCCGATTTAAATACGCAAGATTCAAGTTGTTTGAGCAACAGATCAACGGTGGTCTCCAGGAAGTCTGCGAGACATTGTACCAGGGTGTACCTTACAGCAGCGGTTTGAATAATGCAGCCAAGATTAATGTTGGCCTGGACATCATCAATACACTTTCCGAGCACTTTCAATTCAGGGCCCCGATCTTTGTAGATAATGCTGAAGCCGTTACTCAGCTAATTGATACAAACTCACAGGTTATCAGCCTTGTGGTCTCTGAAAAGGACAAGGTGCTAAGAATCGAAAAACAGCATGGTGAAATGAAGGAGGCTATCTAATGAGCAATCAAAACCAACTTGCAATGTTAAAACGAGACACTGTTGATGTAGTAGCGGAGAGAGTGAAGTCTTTCCAAGAAAGTGGAGAGCTTCACTTCCCGGCTAATTATAGCCCTGAGAATGCTATGAAGAGCGCCTGGTTAATCTTACAGAACGTTCAAGATAGAAACAAACAACCTGCCCTGAATGTATGTACAAAGGACAGCATTGCAAACTCTTTATTAGATATGGTGGTTCAGGGTTTGAATCCAGCAAAGAAACAAGGATATTTCATTGTCTACGGTAACCAATTAACTTTCCAAAGGAGCTATTTCGGCACCATGGCGGTTACCAAACGCGTAACCGGAGCTAAAAGCATCGATGCTGCAGTTATCTATGAAGGCGATGATGTGGATTATGAAATGGTGAATGGACGGATCGTCAATCTTACACATAAGCAAAAATTCGGCAACATTAACAAAGACAAAATCATCGGAGCGTATGCCACTATTGTTCTCTCGGATGATACAGCATATCACGAGCTAATGACTATCGATGAACTAAGGCAGGCCTGGAGCAAGGCGCAATTCTGGGGGAAGGATCAAACGGTTGAGAAAAAGGGCAGTACTCATGATGAATTCAAGCAGGAGATGGCCAAGAAAACAGTTATCAACCGAGCTTGTAAGAAATTCTTAAACTCGAGTGATGACAGCAGCCTAGTCATGCAGCATATCAACAGGGCTGATGAAGTTAGGGAAGAGGCTCTTGTTCAAGAAGAGATCCAACAGAACGCAAATGTAGAAATCATAGATATTGAGTATGAAGATACTCCAGAAGAAACCAAACAACCTGAAGAACAGGCTAATCAGCAAGAACAAATGAGTTTTGAACAAACTGGGACAGGCGGTCCAGGGTTCTAATGATTGAAATCAATACATTGGCCACTGGTTCAAAGGGGAATTGCTATCACATTACTGATGGTAGCACCCCCATCCTTTTGGAATGTGGTATTGCTTTTCGTGAGATACAGAAGCGGGTTAATTTCAAGACTTCAAGCATAGCTGGATGTTTAGTCACCCACGAACATAAAGACCATTGTGGCGGCTTAAAAGACCTTTTGAAAGCCGGGATTAACACCTACATGTCTGCTGGGACCAAGGAAGCTATCGGCTTAGATCATCACAGAATTAAAACAGTTAAGACCAAGGAGCCTTTTACATTGGGCACCTGGACTATCCTACCGTTTGATGTGCAGCATGATGTAAGCGAACCATACGGCTTCTTGATGGTCAATAAGGCCGGGGAAAAACTTTTGTTTGCAACAGATACCTATTACATCAAATACCGTTTCCAAGGGCTCACACACATCATGATTGAGTGTAACTACAGCCTGAACATACTAAATAGAAACATAGCAGCTGGCAGTGTACCAAAGGTCATGAAGAAACGACTAATGCAATCACATTTTAGTCTGGAGAACGTAAAAGACTTTTTTAGGGCAAATGATTTGAAACAAGTCCAGGAGATATGGCTACTACATCTTAGCGACAGTAACAGCGATGAGGAACGGTTCAAAAAAGAAATCATGGAGCTTACTGGGAAAATGGTCTTTGTTCCCTAAAGGAGGGGTAGTACATCTTGAACTACATTAAGTTGATTAACGCATTCTATGATCGGCTCGAAACAAATTCACTTAGCACATCAGCAATTGCTTTATGGCACGCATTGGTGCACGTAAACAATAAGGCTGGATGGCAGAGAGAATTTACGGTAGCTGTATCGGTGCTATGCGTTAAAACAGGCCTTTCCGAAAGAACCATTACGAATGCAAGAAATGATTTAAAGATAAAAGGTTTCCTTGATTTTAAATCAAGAAAGGGAAGTAAGTCGGCTGTTTATAAACTTAGTGATTTGTCGGCAAATATTGCTCACAAAGTTTCCGATAATGAAGATTTGTCGGAAATAGATGCCGACAATCTTTCCGGCAATCCTTCCTGCAATGTTTCCGACAACCTTTCCTGCAATCCTTCCGCATTAATTAAACAAAACAAAACTAAAGAAAACAAAACAGAAAAAGAAGATGATAAGGAGCTGCCAATAAACCCTTTTTCGTTTTACGAGCAAAACGGATTCGGGGTGATCGGTGCTTATATCTCTCAAAAAATTAGTATGTGGTGTGATGACCTTTCGGACGAGCTGGTTATAGAGGCTATGAAATTAGCAGTCGAAAGGGGAGCCCTAAACTTTAGTTATGTTGAAAAGATTCTCCAGGAGTGGTTTGTGAAAGGGATAGATTCCAGTGATCAAGCACGAGCATCAGCTCTTGCCTTTAAGGACCAGCAATCGAAGCAGCGAAGCAAACCTAGGCAAGGTAATTCGGCTGATAGAAAAGAACAACTGCCCGATTGGTTTAGGAAGCAAAAGAGCCAATTTTCCTCCCAGACTGAAAATGAAATCGACGATTTGGATTTTGAAAGACAAAAGGCTGAACTACAAAAGGAATTGAAAAAGTACAAAGAGGTTAAGCCTAGAGTTTCTGAGGAAGAAAGAAATGCTGAGTTAGATAGGCTCGGAATCATGTGAAAAAATAAAGCATCTTGAAAGGAGAACGTCATGAGCAACGTCAAAACTGTCCCCAACTGCCCACATTGCAAGACTGTTGGAAATGTCATGGAGCATCGGGGGATGTTCGTAACACTTCTTTGCCCCGAATGCAAACGGCGGTGGAGGACATTATCCTGCACTTGCCCGGACTGCAAGAAGCCAAATGGATTTGCGACAAAGGGCCCCTGCAGTACCTGTTATTCAGAGAGGTACAAAACATCATGAACTGACGAGTATTCAACCGTCCGTAATAAGTGTAAAGAGAATATTGATTGAAGCAATGAATCATTGTGTATCCAGAACCTTAAGAGTCTAAAAGTTTAAAAGGATAATGCTGACTTTAATAATCTCTATTAAAGAATATATTTTTTTTTGAAAAATACTCCTCACCGCAGATTTTAATTAAGGCGACGGCAACAATAAAGAGTGGAAAAAAGTGACCAGCATAATTATAGAGTTGAATTGAAATAGCTGTTATAAGTAGCCATCCACCAAGGAATAATCCGTATCTTCCATGAAAAGACATCTTGAGATTTTCTAAAAACGGAAAAAAGCGGATAAGCACGATAATTAAGCCGCTAAATAAAAAGGCAAAAGACAAAAACCAAACAAGTGGAAGCCATTTGTTTATTTCACCTAGAACCATCGAATTAAATTCAAAAGCTTCAGTTGGAATTTTTTTAAAGAGCTCTATGTCATTCTTAAAAAGATGCGAGGAATAATCGTAGAACACGTTAATCATTAAATAGTAGGTAATGATTAACCATACGTACTGCGGAAGAATATAGAGATTTAATTGAGATAACAGTTTTTCAGCATATCTAGATAGTTCCATTTTAATCTCCTTTTTAATCGACAAATTACCAGCTAAAGTACCTAACTATTCACCAAAAATGTTACTAAGCTAATATTCGACGTTGTATCACTTGATATTTATAGATAACATAATCGAGTTCCTGGCTAGCTTTAATGGTTCTCTCATGATGAAAACCAAACTCCGCTCCCGTAGAAATCATGTGGTTCCTCAAGAACTCGATGTATTCTTTTATTTCTTTCAATATTAATATAGTGGCAGTTTCCATTATCAGACCCCTTTTGACAAATATAGACACTAACAATACTTATTTTACCAGTGTATGATAACCAATTTAATAGGTTTTATGTATAAAAAATGACAGTTTTACCTCGTTGGGTATAAGTTGCTATAACTAATTAGACCAGTCAAACTAACTTTTAAAAAATTAGACTGAAACATCAAAAGGGAGAAGTGACAAATGAATTTAATAAATTTATCGATTCTTGGGTTCCTTGCTGCAAATTTCTTGACCCTGCTGCTCGTGTTCTATTCTGTCCATCGGAATTGGAGCAAGCTTGTTGATCAATCGGACCACCTTATCAATTTGGATCGCCAAGTTTGGAATAGCAAAGAAGCTTTGTATGATATTAAGCGGATATTGAAGAAAGAGTGATGTGGAGTTGACAAAAAATACGCAATAGGAGGAATGAAGGATGAAAGCAAATATTAATCTCGAAATTAGTAAAGAGGATTTGAATTATGAGTTAGAAAATTTGGTATCACAAATTGCATCGGAGCAAATTGGAAAGCTTGTTAAAGAAAAAGCAGAGTCGATGGTTGAGCAAGAAGTTAAACGGATTATCGCTCCAATCGTTGATTCGTATTTGCAAACCATTATAGTTGGCGAGGAAGATTTTTCTTATCATTGTACAAAACCGCGCAGAACAGACGTTGATACTTATATCAAAAAAACGCTGCAAAAGTATTTGGATGAACCTTGCTACAAATATTCAAAGACATCAAATACATTGTCAGGACGCTATATGAAGTCAAGTCCAAGTGGTGACAAGACAACAAGGGCAGAACACTGGATTATGGATAAGACAAGAGAGTATGCAGACAACGAACTATTTCAAAAAATTGATAAAAGAGTTGAAGAAACCGTAAAATCCGTAATTCCGAACGAAGAAGAAATTCAAGAGATTATCAAAAGAGAGATTCAAGCAAAATTTAACGCGTAGTCCGAATCAAGTTGACATAAACTGCGAAGTAAAAGGAGGGAAATGGAATGTTAATTAAAGGCGATAAAGTAGAGTACGAGGGTGTTCAAACTATTTGTGAAAGTGATGAATTCAAGTTCTTGGGTACTGGTCCGTTGGTGGTTGTATTAGAGGGTTTCGAAGGATGGATCAATGCAGAGCTCGTGAAAAAGATAGTCGCTTAATGCACAGTCCGAAGATATGACGGCATGGAATCAAATTATTGTTTAAGAGGAGAGGAGAGTAAAAATGTATAATGTTCCAGACAATCAAGAAGCAAGATTGAATGATCTGATTGAGCAAACAGAAAACTTTAGCAAATGGCTGTTAAGATTACAGACGTTAGAAAATAATGCTGCTAATTTTACCGGTGATGATTATTCAAAAGAAAAAGAAAATATATTAATTAAGTTGCATTTATACCATTCGAGGATTTCTTTATTGAAAACTTACTTTTAGTTAACGGTTCGAACCATACAGGGAAGGAGGACCAACAATGATGACCGGCAGTGTAACATCATGGAAAATGACCGAAGATGAGCGCCTGGCCTACATAGCAAAGCACCCCATCAGGCCGACAAAAGAGGCTGCAAAACGTTCCTCTACTATCGACCGCATAGATCACAAGTGGCCTGCTGCTAAAAAAGCAAAGTAAAAAAAGCCAGGATCTCTCCCGGCTACACTCATTCATATCATACCATACGGGAGGGGTCAGTTTGATAGATAGAGAGAAAATGACTGCAGAGATTGATCTCATGAAAAACGCCACCTACATTGTTCGAGACGGGCAACTAAAGCAGGTGCCTTCTCCTCCAGAAGGTTACGGAAAGCAAATTATCAACTGGCAGGGTGGAAAGCCGTGTCATGGGACGTTAGAACAATCTCTAAAATTTTAAATATATGTCTGTCGGAAAAACCGAGGGCAGTGAGTAAGCGAAAGCTTATTTGCTGTCCTTTTTATTTTAGCCCTAGATTGAATTTTGAAAAAAGGAGTTGGAAATGTGAGAAAGTTATTTTTAGAATACAAAAGGTCATTGAGGTTGGCTAAAGAGATGAGAAGAAAAATTGAGTGTAAAGAAATCCTTTCAGAACAAGATAAAATTGATAAAGAACTAATTGGTAATATGATAAGTGACTTGGAATATTCAATTGAATGGTTGCGAATCGGAAGAAACCCAGACAGTAGACGAGGGATTGATAAACAAGGTGTATACTTAACAGATCCAGCTATTCTAAACGCACTTCATGTTAAACCCCTTTATAGCACAATTACTCGCGGGATTAGTAATTTTAAAAAGGAGATGATCGAAGATGCACTTTGTACACTAACTGAGAGGGAAAAAGATGTTTTTATTATGATTCATGCCGAAGGATTAACCTTTGATTATACAGCCCAATTGTTAGGGGTGAAAAAAAGTACTGTTCAGACTCATTTAGAAAGAGCTGAAAAGAAAATTCAAGATAGGAAAAATCAGAGCCTTTTTCTTGTTTCATGAAAAAGGCTTTTTTATATGAGGAAAGTAAAAAAATTGATATAATTAAAAAGGATATGCGTTCCAAAACAGGGGGAGTTTGGATGGTTGAAATTAAAGTTGAAATATCTCATTCTGCAAAGATTTTACTGACAAACGAAAAAATTAGAACTTTACTTATTTATAGTGAAAACGCAAAGCAATATGAGTTTTTAAATTCATTTGCTATTAATTTTCAAAAGGCAAAGTCTGAGGAAGTAAATAAAGAAATAAGTGATTGGAGTTCGGAACAAGTCTTATTAACTAATGACTTATTAGATAGGATAGTAAATTCATGCAGAGATGAATGGAAAGGTTCAACACATCCGTTTGATACAATTTTAGAAGAGGAGAAAAGAGTTCCATGCGATTTGTGTGGATATCCTCGTTTAAAAGAACTGTTTTATATCGAAAATAAACTGAATCAAAAGAAACTAATAGTTGGTAGTAAGTGTATCGAAGAGTTCCCGAATATTGAATATCCTGGTAGAAAAGGCATAAAACAGATAAAAAAAGAGATGAGTGAACAAAGCAAATTAAAAGAAATTACTTTAGCCATACCCGGAATTGAAAGGGAAATAGAGCAATGGGACAAGGAATTGCATAAATTTGATATACTAATACCTTTGGAAATAGAGCAAAGATACTTGGAAATTGGAGAATTTACACGAGAGTTATTCCAAAAGTATTTAGCAGGCAAGGTTTCAAAACAGGCAATAGAGGATATTAAACACGCTAAACAGAAAAAAGAAATTATATTAAATGAAATGAAAATATATAGTGCTAAAAATAAAGATAGTATTTTTGTTGCAACCAATAAAATTATAAGATGGTTGGAAAAACAAAATAAACTTGGGGTAATTAAAAAACTAAAAATTACGGGTTTTATTGATGAAAACACTATACAGGAAATTACGGAACCTAATTTTATTGAACACGTAAGTCGAATTTTTGCAAAAAAAATAAACTATATAGGTAAGTTGGATTTCCATAAAGAGGAAAATGAGTTTATGTTAAGTCTTAATAATTTTGATATAAAGTTGTACTTTGGTGTGGCCAGGTTCATGGAATATTTCGGAGCTACATTACTTGAAGTAAAACCTAAAATTTCCTTTACAGAGATTAATATTTTTAAAATCGGGAAAATAAGAAACCGTAATTGCAAAAATAATACATTAATTCAGATGGCGAGATTATTAAATGGCTTTGAGGTAGAGATTTCTTTTAACGATTATGGTGGTAGGTATGATTACTTGGAACAAAATGTTATAGATTTATATGATAAAAGGGTGAACAAAGTTCTTGAAGAGGATTTAAATTGGTTTATTAATCAATTCAAGCCTTATGCATTCGTTATTGATCAAGAACGATTAAGAAAAGAAGTACTAAACTTTGTTAATAGTCACCCAAACAAGCGCTCAATGCTAACTAAAGATGAGCTTAGGGATATTCGCCTCAGTCGTTTTAAGGATAACAGCAAAGAAGAGGAAGAAACTGATTAGACTTTTTAATTGTTTTTTGTCGTACAAATAATGTATATATGTAAATAGTTTTAATTAGCAGCACTATTGGTTGGTTTTTTTTGCAGGAATTTTTCTCATTTTCCCGAATTATGTAAGCAAAAAGGAGATGAGGTCATGGAGCAGGTTACAGAGAAAATGATTTGCTCTAAATGTAACGCAGAAATCACAGTTGAACGGGAATACCAGGACAATGATGGTATCTGTGATGATTGTTATGGGCTACAAATAAAAAAGCTTATTGGAAGGGTTCGTAGCAGGGGATTGTCTCTATTTATCGAAATATATAGATTAGAGGAGGGATGGACATGAGAAATCAAACATGTAAGGATCCTGGTAACGGCGGTCATAAATTGGACCCGGGGACAGTAGGACATTAAGTTGGCATCCAATTGGGTGCTCTTTTTAATTTGCAGGAAATTATCTCCTTTTGTCGAAATTATAGGCGAAGGGAGGTGTAGGAATGTTAAAGGATAAGATTATTGAGCGAAGGGCATTAAGGGAAAAAGTTCTTTCTACACTATATGATAGCTACTTTAATAACAATGGTGCTCCATATCGATTGTCAATGGATGATTTGATAGATGCACCAGAAGAAAAGCTAGCTTATAATTATTTGGTAAGGAAGGGCTTAGTTGAACGATCTGTGAAGGGTGGTCAAATTCACGCTTACATGATTACAGCACATGGCATTGATGTAGTGGAAAACGAATTTCTAAATAGTATCGAAAAATAATATCAGCATCCTTCGGGGTGCTTTTTTCTTTGTTCAAAAACAATGAAATGCGGAGGTGGTGGTGATGAAACATGGCTAAAGGTAAATATGAGGAATGGCTGACGAATGAAGGCTTAATTAAGGTGGAAGGATGGGCAAGAGATGGCCTAACGGATGAACAAATTGCTAAGAACATAGGTATAAACGTTGCTACACTTTATAGATGGAAAGAAAGGTATTGCGAGATTTGCGAGGCCTTAAAAAGAGGCAAAGAAGTTATTGATCGCCAAGTAGAAAATGCACTTCTCAAACGAGCACTTGGTTATGCATTTGATGAATTAACTTATGAGCAAGTACCAGTTAAGCCATTTGTGAACGAGGAAGGTAAAGTTATAGAGTTTGAACTTGAAATTGTTAAAAAAGTTACCAAGCAACAGGCCCCAGAAACGGCAGCCGCAATCTTTTGGCTTAAAAACCGCAGACCTGATAAATGGAGAGATAAGCAGGATATTGAGCACAGTGGCGGTGTAACAAATCAAATTGATTTATCTGGGTTAACCGCCGAGGAGTTGAGGAAGCTTGCCAACTCTGACAACTGACCAACGAAAGGCAATTGCTAAAATGGCCCGGGAGGAACTGGCCAGGCGTTCTTTTCGTGATTATGTAGTACATGTCCATCGAGGGAATTATACTCACTTTCGCCATACTGAGTTTATTTGTGAGCATTTGGAGCCAATAGCCAATGGACAGCAGCGTTTTATCATGATTGAAATGCCTCCTCGACATGGAAAATCAATGACGGTAACTGAATCGTTCCCGTCTTATTTTATTTCTAGGAATCCTGATAAACGAGTGATTGCTGCTTCTTATGCTGATTCCCTGGCTAGGAAGTTTGGACGTTTGAATCGCCAGAAGGTGGAGGAATACGGCAAAGCTCTTTTCGATGTCGAGATATCCGGTGTAAATGCTGCTCAGAACAATTGGGGAGTTGAAGGCCGACGCGGCGGAATGATTGCCACTGGAATTGGAGGTTCAATTACTGGTGAGGGGGCAGATCTACTCCTTATCGATGACCCGTTTAAAAATGCAGAAGAGGCCAATTCCGATACAATCCGCCAAAAGGTATGGGATGAATGGGAATCTACCTTGTCCACTCGTCTTCATAAAGGAGGCAGCGTTATTGTTATTATGACAAGGTGGCATGAGGATGATTTGATAGGGCGTTTGATTGAACGTTCTCCTCATAGATGGGAAAGATTGCGACTGCCAGCTATAGCGGAGGATGAGGATGATGCCCTTGGCCGGGAAATTGGTGAACCTTTATGCCCGGAGCTTGGATTTGATGAAGAATGGGCCAAGAATAAGAAAATTGAAGTAGGATCACGAACGTGGGCATCCCTGTTTCAGCAGCGTCCATCTCCTGCTGGCGGAAACATTTTTAATCGTCATTGGTGGAAATTCTATGTACCAGATGAAGCAACAAGAGCACGTTTAGAGTTATCAAAGGATGTTGCCATCCTTCCTCGAATCTGGGATAAACAGGCGCAATCATGGGACTGTACATTTAAGGACAGTAAAAGCTCTGACTTTGTAGTAGGACAAGCATGGGGAAAGAAACAGGCTAATTTTTTCTTATTAGACCAGATTCGTGAACGAATGAACCTTCCAGAAACGATTAAGGCCATCCGACATATGACCGAGAAATGGCCTGAATCAAAAGCCAAATACGTGGAAGATAAGGCAAATGGCCCGGCTGTCATCCAGATGCTGCAGGATGAAATCAGTGGTCTTATTGCCGTCAATCCGGAAGGCGGCAAAGAAGTTCGGGCAAATGCAGTTTCCCCGTTGGTGGAAGCCGGCAATGTTTATTTGCCGCATCCTCTCATAGCCCCGTGGGTGAATGACTTTATTGAAGAGACTACGTCCTTCCCTAACGGGAAACACGATGACCAGGTTGATGGGATGACTCAAGTGTTAAATAAGCTTCATACGGCTAAGAGCAATCCGCTAGATAGATATAAACGTTTGATGGGGAGGTGATTAGGAAGATGAAAACAATAGATCAGGCAAAGGCAATAAGGAACGACTTCATGATTGGGAATGGGAAGGGCCAAAGCAAAGATGCCCTTGTCCGGCAGCAGCCTGGCTTGCGGAGAAAGCTTTCTGATGGTGACCTCTCCAATCTGTACGCAAATAATCGAATCATCCAGAATATCATTGATATTCCGGCTGAGGATATGACCCGTAGCTGGTTCACTTTGAAAATGAAGGATGAAAAACTGAAAGATGATATCATGCACAAGTTGAGGGACCTAAACGCGAAGGAAGCATTCAAGAAGATGCGTTCCTTTGAGAGGTTAAGAGGAGATGGATTCATTTCCTTAGGAGTTACTCAATCAGTACCTTTCTCTTTAAATGAATCCTTGGATGAAACCAAACTTAAGAGATTGGATTATATTCATGCTTTTTCTGGAATGAAGGTTAGTGATTTCATCATCAATGAGGATATGTTCAGTCCCCTATTCGGCCAGGTGGAATTATTCCAAATTAATAGACGGTCAAGGATGGGCAATCAGATTGCAGGACTTAGCCAGGAGAACGTACATGCTTCTCGCCTGATACATGACCAGACACGTAGGCTTGAGGACGAATATAGAGGGCAGCCTTTGCTGGAACCCCTATACGATATTATCACTATCCTGGATACATCCCTTTGGTCTGTTGGCCAGATGCTTTATGATTTCGCCTTCAAGGTGTACAAATCGGACGGTATCGAAGGTATGTCTCCAGCGGACAAAAATGAACTTGGTATGCTCATGGACTTTATGTTTCGCACTGAAGCGCTCGCCATCATAGGTAAAGATGAAGAACTTAAGAAGGAGAGCACGCCAGTCGGGGGTATTAAAGACCTTCTTGATTATGTCTGGGAAATGCTTGCCGGAGCAGCTCGAATGCCTAAGAGTGTAATAAAGGGGCAAGAAGCTGGAACCATCACCGGGGCCCAATACGATGTAATGAACTATTATTCTCGCATTGCTGCCCAACAAGAGAACGAGCTACGTCCATTGGTAGAACGCATTATTCGCTTGCTCTTATGGTCAGAGGATGAACTTGGGGGACGGATAGATCCTGCCAAAGTAGAATGGGAACTTAAATTTAATCCATTGTGGGAGGTAGATTCTAAAACAGATGCAGAGATTAGAAAAATCATTGCTGAAACAGACAATATCTATCTCACAAATGGAGTGCTCATGGTAGATGAAATCAGAGAAACTCGGTTTGGCCAGTTCGGCCTGACGAATGTCACAAAATTCTCAGGTGACGAGACTGACTTAGAGAAGATGGCCAATGAAGTTTACTCATCGTGGAAAGAACGTGGCTCAAATGGCTAGAATTGCTCCTCCTACACGTTTTCCTGATGCGGTGGCAGTTAGTTATTACCGGGGCATGAGAAAGCTAATTACAGCCTTAGGTAAAGCCACAATGGAGATGTTTGACGAGCAGATTATTCCACAGATTAAGCTATACCGTAACCGGCAGGATGATATGCAATACCGTGCAGACGCTCCACTCGACGTGATTCAAAGGGCAATTGATATGATCAAGGCACTCTCCCTTGGGATTTTTTCTTCATCAGCAGTGTTGGACTTGGCAAACAGCTTTGTTGGCGGGATTAATACTTTTAATTCGAAAAACATGGCGGACCAAGGTCGGATTAAGGGAATAGATCCCACGCAGTACGAGCCTTGGCTGGATGAATTTATGCGGTCTTCCATAACAGAGAACGTCAGTTATATCAGTTCTATCCGTGATGACTACTTTCCTAAGATTGAAAGCATTGTTCATCAGGGCGTGAAAAACGGGAAGAGCATAAAGGATATGCGAGAGCAGCTTATGAAGCAGACGGGAATGTCATTAAAGAGAGCTCAGTTTATTGCTGTAGACCAGGCGGGATCCATTACAGGGCAGATGACCGCAAAACGGCATCAAAGTATGGGCGTTAACAAATTCAAATGGTTAACTTCCCAAGATGAAAAGGTGCGGGATTCTCATCGCGTCCTAAGCAATAAGGTGTTTTCCTACTCGCATCCACCGGTGGTTGGCCTGCCTGGTACTGATTACCGTTGCAGGTGTGTTGCAATCCCCGTGTTTGATGAGGATGAAATCAATAGTAATCAGAAACATGATTTCCTTAGAATTAAGGCAAGCAAAACAGACAATCCTGATGACATTCAAGCTATTAAGGATGATTTGGCAATGATTCCAGACACTCACCGTGAATTATTGTCAGAAGCCGTGAAAGAAATTAGGATTGTAAAGGTAGGAAGCTCTAATTACAATCGAGAAACCGGTGTATTGAGTATTCTTGAAGGAATGGAAAAAGGAGAATTAGTTCATGAACTTGGCCATGCAATTGAGACCAAACTGAACTTTCAAAATAACCACGTTTATCAACAATTAATGGGTAAGCTTGTAGGCAATAAAACTATGGCCGATATTTATTATGATGTAGAATCATATGATATTCCTGTTTGGTTACTAAAAGATGATAGATTTATCAGTGAATACCAAGGAAGGCTATATTATGATGTAGGCATTATGAATGATAATGGGGTAGGCATAAATCCTGAATCGGTTGGTGAATATTTTGCTGAAGGATATCGAGAATTTATTACTAATCCGCAAAATTTATTAGCCAAAGATAAAAACTTATTAAAATTTATAGAGGAGCTGATGTCATGAGTTTAAAAGATGAGTTTTTGAAAACTGAAGATCCTCAAAAAATTAGTGACATGTTAAAAACGATTCCCAAAAAGGAGTGGGATAAAGAAATGGTCACTCATTTAAATAATGTTGTAAGGAAATCAAGTAATGGAGAAACACAAAAAAACCATTCTGATCCAAGAGCAGCATTTCGAAAAAGGCGCTGATTTAATTGAATCGGTGCTTTTTTGTTTGCGAAAGGGGGTGAGAAAGTGTGAAATTACAAAGGTATGATAGATCTCTTATACAAGACTACGGAGAAACACCAGAAGGCTATTTGACGGTCACAGTGCCGATCACTCGCCCTGGTGTTTTTCCATATCAAAGGCAGGACGGAACAGTCCAGATGGAGGCCAAACTGCCTGATGAAATATTCAGCGATAGGACGATTCGTTCTGCTCGTTCTAAGCCGGTTACTGACGACCATCCCAATGAGCCGGTAACTTTAAAAAATTACAATCGTTATGCAAAAGGTCTATCACATACGGATGCAGTTGTCCGAAACCTTAAACTCTATGTGTCAATGACGATTACTGATGAGGCTTTGATTCAAAAAATAAGGGATGGTAAGAGGGAAATTAGTATTGGTTTTATGTCTGATGTAGTAGCCGAGCAGGGGACTTATAACGGAGATGCTTATCAGTTTGTTCAGCGTAATTTAGAAATTAATCATATTGCCATTGTTGACCAGGGTAGGGCGGGGCCGGAAGTGGCTATTCGCAATGACTCTGATGCATGGCAAATTGAATCAAAGGGAGGAAACAAGGAAATGCCAACTTACAAGATTGATGGTAAAGACTATGAAGTTGATTCAACAGTGAAATCTTTTTTGGATGCACAGCAGGCTCGACTGGATGCAGCTAGTACGAAGGTGAAAGAATTTGATACTTTGCAAGGTCGTTTTGATGCCCAGGAAGCAAAACTGAAAAAGGCAGAAACAGACCTGGAGGAAGCGAAGAAACAGCAGTTATCTGCTGATGAACTGGACAAGAAGGTTGAAGCCCGCGTGCAATTGATTAGCGGAGCAAGAACAATGCTGGGTGACTCTTTTGATTTCACTGGCAAAACGGAACGAGAGATCAAGGAAGCTGTCATCGCTAAAGCGAAGCCGGACTTTAAAGGTGATGGGAAATCAGAGGATTATGTTAATGCCTTCTATGATGCAACAATAGGTCAGGCAAAACAGGCAGGATTCTCATCAACCGGTTCCAATCATTTATTCTCTGGTGATGGATCAGCAGCCAGCAAGAATGTTGAAGAAATGAAGAATAAACGTCTAAATATGAAAGGAGCTAATTAATATGGCAATCACTGATTACGGCAAGTACATGCCGGAAGCCGGCGGAAAAGGTAAGCTTGCAAACTATCAAGATTACCAAGCTGATACAAAGGCTGCAGCTGAGGCTATTCCTTTTGGAGCAGCCCTACAGCTTGGAACAGACAAAAATACAGTCACTGTTGTTAAAACAGGAGGTAAGCCATACGGTATTGCCCTTGCACAAGAAATTCATGAGTGGGTAACAAAGGCCGATGATCAAAAATTCCTCCAATATGATCCTGTTCCAGTTGTCCGAAAAGGGACTCTTTGGGTGGAAGCAGGCGGCGATGTTATTTCTGGTGATGCAGCTGCAGTGGACCCTGCAACCAATCGATTTGTTGCTACGGGCTTTACAGGTGCAATTGCATTTCCGTCAGGCACTTTTAAAGGTAATGCTTCAGCAGGTCAATTAGTTCAAGTAGAAATCAACCTACCATAAGAAGGAGTGAAGGGATAAATGACTCAACAACAATACAGAGCTGATGCTCTTATTCGTCCGGTGGACCTTGAGGCCATCGATAACCGTATTTATGAAGCAAAGAAGGAAGAACTAAAAGCACGCACAATCTTCAATGTAAAGACCGATGTTCCCGAAGGTGCTGAAACCTATTCTTACGATGTCATTAAACGTTCCGGTGCTGCAAAAATCCTTGCACCAGGTGCTGATGATATTCCACTCGTTGACGCGGACATGGAGCGGCACACAGAAAAGATTTATTCTATCGCTGCTGCTTTCCGTGTATCTGTTCAGGAACTGCGTCAAGCTGCTATGGCAGGCCGTCCAGTTGAAGCAACGAAGGCTGATACAGCTCGTAAGGCGATTGCGGAAAAAGAAAACCGCCTTGTTTGGGTCGGTGATTCTAAACACAATATCCTTGGTGTAACAAATGCTGAAGGGATCCAGACAATGGCTGTTTCAAACAACGCGGCCGGTGCATCTACAAAGTGGAAAGATAAAACGGGTAAGGAGATTGTTGCAGATATCCGTAAAGCGAGGACCCCAATTGAAAAGCTGCCAGGTCACAGTGCAAATACTTTAATCGTGACTCCTGCAGCCATGGAGGAACTCGGAAAGGAATATAACGAGTACACTGGACAAACCGTACTCCAATACCTTAAAACTCAAGGGTGGTTCTCTACAATCGAATTTACATCTGATCTGGAAGGTAAGGGAACAGGGGGAACCGATTGTTTCTTGATTTTGGACAATTCTCCGGATGTTGTGGAAGTGCTGATTCCAATGGATATCAAGCGTCATCCGGAAGAATATAAGTTTCCAAATTACAAAGTACCTCTTGAAGAGCGTACCGGTGGAGCTATCGTGCGTTATCCAATGGCTATTTTGCGCGGGGAGGGAATCTAATGTTAGTTCATAACAAAGGTAAATATGTCCGTCATGCAGAGGAAGTTATGCTAGTGCCTGGTGCAAATCAAGTTGAATCAAGCGATTTCGAGCGATTCAGCTCCCATCCACTCATGAAAAAGCTTATTGATGATGGTGAAATCATCCTGCAAAAGAGGCTTAAAGACATGAAACCCGATGATGCAATTGATTTGGTGAAAGATACGTTCTCTTTGGCAGTTTTGGAAGAAATGAAAACAGTAGAAAAACGAAAAGCTGTTCTGGAAGCTATCGACTCCCAAGCAGTTGTCATTCAGGGGAAAGCTGACGAATCTGAAGAATAGGGGGAAGATTCAATGACAACCACATTAGACCGTGTCCGGTCTATGAGTAAGGAGTTTGCCTCCTTAACGGATGTTCAACTGAACATGCTTATTGAGGATGCCACTCTTGAGGTATCCTCTTTAACTATTCCCGACGATCAAAGAGAGAGGCTTACACGTTATCTGGCAGCACACCTGGCGTCCATGGACGTCAGGAAAGTTGTGAAAGAAAAGGTAGACGTCATCGAAAGAACCTACAGTGATTCTGGTTCAGGTGGAACTGCATTGGAATCAACTTCATTCGGGTTGGAATATCAACGCATTTTAAACAGCCTTTCTGGGACCGATCGCAAAAAGCTGAATCTAACGGTGCTTTAACATGGTCAGAAAAAAGGCCTATGCCAAGATAACCAATTCTGTAGATAACACTGGGCGTCTGATGAAAATCCTTGATGAGTTGAACAGTCATTCGGTCGAAATTGGGATTTTCGGAGAAGATGACTCTTTCTATGCCATGATCGCAAATGTGCATGAATACGGGATGACCATCAAGCCAAAGAGTGCAGCTGCGCTGACTATCCCAGTAAGTCCTAAAGCTTATGGAAAAAGCGCTGCGGACTTCCCTGGTATTTTCAGACCGAAAGGGACGGACGTATTGGCTATACCGAAAGGGAAAGATGGTTTTGAGGTACTTTTTGTACTGAAGAAGTCCGTAACCATACCAGAGCGTTCCTTCATGCGTTCAACATTCGATGAAAAAAATGATGAATGGGTTCGTTTTATGCAAGGGATGGTCAACCAAGTACTTGCTCGTAAAATGGACGTGCAGACCCTGTACGAAAGATTAGGGGCGAAAGTTGCGGCCGATATTCAAGAGAAAATGACCAGCATGAAGAATCCGGCAAACTCGGAAAGTACGGTTGCCAATAAAGGATCTTCTAATCCCTTGATTGACACTGGTGGTTTGAGGTCTCGAGTCACATGGAAAGTGGTGGAGAAAAATGCCTGAGATGATGTCTTTTAAAAGCCTGCTCGATCAATACAGTGTTCCGTTTACTGCATATGCTGCAGGTGATGGGCACTGGACAGATGGGGGAGATTGGGAGCCTGGTGTGATTGCTCCTGTAGAGATGACAGGAGTGATTCTTCCGTTTTCTGATGATGATTTAAGGTATGCGGAAAATGGCACATACAGTGTGAAAGACAGGAAAATCCTAACCGTTTATTCTGTCGTTGAAGGCCAGAAAGTCAGGTATAAGAACACCACATACACCGTGCAAAACTTTAAAGATTTAAGTGAATATACGGACGTAAACGCCTATATTGCGAGGTGGGCAGGCAATGAATCTAGCGATAATTAAAGAGGTAATTGCTCGTATTAAACTGGATACAGGCGTTCAAATTGTAAAGGGTAATACAATAGCCCCACAGCCAGCTCGCCCTTTTGGCATCTACAACCTTACTTCTCCTTATATCAAGGGAAGAGGGAGGGGGGCGGTCACTCAATATAAAGAAGGAACATCAATTTTTGAAAAGCGGACTGAACAATATAAATTCACTATTTCCTTTAGCTTTTATGCGGGAAATGTAGAAACCACGATTGAATCGGCCTATAAGGTCCATCAGTGGTTTCTTTTTTTAGGCCAGGGATTTATCAGGGATAAAAACATGGCTGTTGTTTCAGTGGGAAATATCCAAGATCGGACAACATTTTTAGTAGACGAATATGAGTACAAACATGGTTTCGATGTTCAGCTCAGGGCAACGAGCGAACAGATCCGTCAGCTGGCAGAAACTATCGAAACTATAAATATAGGAGGTATTTAGTATGCCATTATCAGACGTTACTGTAACGATTGACCTGGTAAAGCCATCTGGATTGGTCGGTCTAGGGAACCCACTTATCCTGACTGAAAAAACAGGCACCAGTACAATAAAAAAGTTTACGGACATTACAGCGGTGAAAGAAGACTTTGTTGAGACAACTACAGCATACAAGAAAGCAGCTGCAGTATTCGCTCAAAAACATCGCCCTGCTTCATTAACAATTGCAACATATGATCCTGCTGCTACAGGAGGAATTTCAAGCCCAGCCGGTGCGGTAGCAGAATACTACGATAAGGATTGGTTTTTTGTCCTAACTGCTGATGCTGATCTAGCTGAACAAATTGCTGTGGCAGATTTTATTGAAGCAAAGAAATTTAAAATGTATGTAGCTAAAACTATTGATTCTGAAAGCCGAAATGCTTTTAAGTCTAATGCGTATGATTACATCATTAACTTTTACCATCCTATCGTGAATCAAGAAGTTGATGCTGCACTTGTAGGTGAACTTGGCAGTCAAACAGTAGGATCTATTACTTGGAAGTTTAAAACTCTGACAGGAATAACTCCAATTGATGTTGATTCAACAGAACTTGGCCTCATTCATGAAGATGGGGCCATTGCTTATGTTAATAAGGCTGGAACTCCCCAAACGAGTGAAGGAATTGTTGCAAGCAAAGAGTACATTGATGTCATGCACGGGAAATCGTGGATCAAAGTCAATATCGAAAATAGTATTCAATCTGCCTTCGCAAACAATGGCAAAATTCCTTTTGACCATAGAGGAATCAATCTGTTAGATGATCAAATTACAACTGTACTTCAACAAGGATTTATTAATGGGATTATTGCTGAAAATGCAGACGGAAAGCCCCTTTATACGGTAACAGCAAAAAGTCGGGAAGAGTTGCCTGCAGAGGAAATGTCAAAACGCATATATGGTGGTTTGGCTTTTAGCTTTGAGCTTGCAGGAGCCATTCATGAGGCGAAAATTCAGGGTGAAATACTAGCTTAGGGGAGGTAAATAAACATGAGTACTTATAATGCAGCATATGCCACTGTCAGTGTAGACAGCCGGTTTATTACGGGGTTCGATGAAGGGAGCTTTATCAGTGCAGAAAAGGACGAGGAGTTCTTTAGTACAAAGGTGAGTGCTCAAGGTGAACCGATTATCTCAGAGATTAATAATCCTCTTGGGACAATTACAATCACACTTTCTCAGACGTCACCGTCCTATCGTTTTTTAATGGACAAGGCTAAGTCGAAAGAAGAGTTTCCAATCTGGGTCAACTATAACGATGGCACGCAAAAAGAAAAAGCCGGCGGAACAAGGGCTCGGGTAAAGAAAACACCATCAAAGGAAATCGGAGATGAAGCAAGTTCCCGGGAATTCGAATTCCAGGTTTTTGATTACACAGAAGAGTGATTTAAGTGGCTAAACGCAAGCTGAATAATCGATCAAGGCAGTCCAATCGGGCTGCTTTATTTAATTTACATTTAAAGGGAGAGATTTTTAAAATGGCTAAAATCGGAACTCAGAAAACAATTACTGTTGAAGGAATTGACTACACATTACAGCATCCTGGATCCCGTGAATACATGAGGATTCAAGACCGTATTACTCAGGATAATGGCGTGCCGTCTTCTGAAAAGACAGCTGATGAGGTGTTCAAACATATCGTTGTTGACCCAAAAGTATCTTTCGATTATTTCGATGAAAACGATGGTTTGGAAGAGGTAATCAAAGAAGCGCTTTCCTTTCTTAGAACAGGAAAATAACAGCTTTAGCGAAACCAAGTTAAAACAAGAAGTCGAAAAGGAGTGGTGGTTTTGGCGGCCTATCGTTGCCAAAGTCATCACCTATAGCGAAGCCATACAAATGTCCAGACATCAATTACTAAAGGCAAACATGGCAATCGACATTAACGGTAAGAAAGAAGAAGCAGCGATTAACTCGAGTAGCAAACCAAAACGGCCTCGTAGAAGATAGTATTGCTAAATTCAAAAGAAAGGAGGGGGTGGTATGGAAGCACTGCGGAGCATGGTTGTTGAGCTTGGATTTGGCATAGAAAAATCACCTGTCTCAGAGATAAACAAAGAGATGGATGAGCTCTCAAGAAAGACAAAAGGGATGAATCCTGGAGTCCAGAAGATGCAAAAAACTTACGACTCTGCCATGGGCGATATGATCAAGGAAACTAAAACCTTTAATAAAGAAGTCACCCGTCAAATGGATTTTATCCGGCAATTGGCCAGGACATCCGGTATTAGTGCTCACCAGTTGGCGAATGAATGGTCAAGCATGTCCAAAGATATGCAGCAGTCGATGATTCGTAATCATAATGATATGAAAAAATATCGGATGGAATTAATGAATTCCAAAAATGATATGCGAAAGCTCGGCATGCAGATGGGACATTATCAGGGTTCTACCAATGATTTCATGAAGGAAATCACTAAACTTGGTAAAACTCATAAGAAGATTACAGACCAGATGATTAATAGTAATCAGTCAATGAAACAGGGTTTTATCCAAACAGTAGCCACTATGTCTGCCATGAGCAGCCAAAGCTCCAAAATCAGCGATAACTACGACCGTATGGGTGGAGCGATATACAAGGTTAATAAGCCGTTGTTAAAGGTTACAGATGGTCTGGACCGCATGGCTCGGTCGGGAAACGCAGCATCATTGGCACTTCAAATACTCGGGCCGAATGCCAGCATGAAAGCTTTGCAGGATCAGGTACGGCTTATTAATCAGGGAATTATGAGACAACAAGCTCTTCTTATGATCCTAAGCATCGCTTGGCTTGGATTCACTGCTGTTATGGCCCATTCTGCTTTAGGTCCTGATCCTTCGGATGTACGTGCTGAACAAGCACGACTAACTAAAGTTTATAAGGATGCCTGGCAGGATCGAGTAAATGAAATTGCATATTTTGTAGATTTGTTTGAGAAGGTATCCATACCTAAGGTCAGAGGCAGCGACCTTCAAACAGCATTGGATAGCCAGTTGAAAGCTATGCAAACTTGGAGAAATGGTCTTTCAAGCCTTACTAAAAAAGGTGTTGATGAAGGGCTTTTAAAAGAACTCCAAAAGGCAGGGCCGGCAGCTGCTGGACAGATTAAGACTTTGGATAGTATGAGCCGTCCTGAATTAGACAAGTACGTTGGAACCTGGCGCGATAAAATGGCGCTTGCCAGGACTCAGGCAACTGATGAGCTTTCTAAACTGAAGCAGGAAACTGATAACAAAATAAAAGATTTGCAAAATAGCATCAAACCTCTTGGACAGTCGTGGGAAAACTTCAAAAGTACCTGGGCAGATGCCCTTGCTCCGTTTGTGGAACTATGGGGATTTCTTGCTTCTAAAATGGTTGATATGGGGACAAAGGTTGGAGAATTCGTTCAAAAGCTGAATGAAATTAGCCCTTGGATTACCAAGATTGCTGGTATGTTTGTTTATCTTCTTACAACAATTTTATTATTTCTTACGCCTTTAGCAATCGGAATTGGATATGTTATGGGCATGAAAGCTGCTTTTGCGGCGGCCTGGACAGTAATCAAACCAGTTGTAGAAGGCTTAGCGGCCACAGCAGGAACAGCAGCCTTGGTTACCGTTGCAATTATTGCATTAGCAGCAGGCTTTTATCTTTTATGGACACGTTCTGAGACTTTCCGTAACGCGGTCATTAGCGGGTGGAACTCAATTAAGTCTGCTGCAGTCTCTGTATGGGGTTTTATCCGTCCATATCTCATGCAGGCGATGGCTGCAATCACTTCATTTGCGGGTGAAAAGCTATCTCAGCTTAAAAAATTCTGGAACGAGAACGGCGCCCAGATCCTTCAGGCAGCGAAAAATTTCTTCACTCCAATAGTTGCGGTAGTCAAGTTTGTTATGGGTTTTGTCTGGGCTATCATGCAAGCTGTATGGCCTTTGGTATTAGGATTGATAAAATCCGTTTGGGGAAACATCAAAGGGGTCATAAACGGTGCCCTGAATATTATAATGGGCCTGGTGAAAATCTTCTCAGGGCTGTTTACTGGTGATTTCAGTAAGATGTGGGAAGGTATCAAAGAAGTATTCTTTGGCGCCATTCAATTTGTATGGAATTATGTGAATCTATTGTTTGTAGGGCGCATTCTTGGTGCTGGAAAGCTACTGTTCTCTGGCATGCGGACTATTATATCTACTCTTTGGTCAACTTTGAAGAATATTTTCTTCGGTGGTGTAAAAGCGGTAGGGGGATTTGTATCTAAAGGATTTTCAGCAATGCACTCTTCAGTCGGCAGAATTATGACACTCATCAAGGAAACGGTAACTACTCGGTTTTCAAATATTATCGATGCAGCAAAGGCATTGCCGGGGAAAATAGGTCAGGGAATAAAGAATATGTCCGGCGAAGCGCTAAAAGGTGTCAAATCATTTGGCAATAAACTAGTGTCAGGTTTTGCAAAAGTTATAAATGGTGCTACCAGTGGTTTGAATTGGGCGATGGGTAAAATCGGTATCGATTTTACTATTCCTCAATGGGAGCCTCCTAAGTATGCTAAAGGAACAGGATTCCACCCGGGTGGCCCAGCTATTTTAGGAGACGGCGGCGGTCCGGAACTCTACCGGACACCGGGAGGACATATTGGATTATCTCCAGGGAAAGACACTTTAATGAATTTGCCTAAAGGGACAGAAGTTATGCCATTTAGGAAATCCATGGAGTTGTTAGCAGCAGGATTTCCAGCTTACAAAAAAGGAAAAAAAGGTCAGGGTTCTGATGGAAACTTCCTAAGCCGAGCGTGGCAAGGAACCAAAAATGTTGCAGGTGATCTTTGGGACGGAACTAAAAAAGTCGCAGGAAAGGTTAAGGATGTTGGCCTAGATGTTTGGTCTTACATTTCCAATCCATCTAAGCTCGCTTTAAAGATTTTTGAAAAGTTCGGAGTAGAATTTCCGAAAATGTCTGGTGCTTTCAATCAATTCGGAATGGGGTCCGTTAAATTTTTGAAAGGCAAAGCTACAGAGTTTCTGAAAAAGAAGATGGAGGGATTTAGCTCTTCCTTTGCTGGTGGTGCAGCAGCTCCATCACAAGTAAAGCAATGGATTGCCCAGGCGTTAGGCATAACTGGTACACCAATGAGTTGGATGCCGGCGATGCTCGTGAAGGCGCAGAAGGAGTCAGGGTATAACCCAAGGGCAATAAATTTGTGGGACTCGAATTTTAGAGCTGGTCATCCTAGTAAAGGCCTTTTTCAGACAATAAACAGCACATTTAGCGCTTATAAATTGCCAGGCATGAATGACATTTACAATCCAGTTCACAATGCTGTAGCAGCAATTCGATATATTAAGGCTCGTTATGGTTCAGTATTTAACACACCAGGCATGCTCAGTATGGCTCGAGGTGGTGGGTATAAAGGATACGCTTCTGGAACCGATGGTCCTCTTAAGAAATCAGAGTGGGCTTGGGTAGGTGAACAAGGTCCAGAGCTGATGCGATTGAGGAAAGGGACAGAAATCTTCAACAACCGTGAAAGCAGGAAAATTGCATCAGGTTCCTACAATCCTACTGTTGATTCATTCTCTTCCGGTTCCAATGAGTACTATATTGATTACAAACCGACAGTAAATATTTACGGAACTAGCGGTAATTCCGGCGGTAAGCCAGTAAAGCAGCAAGTGCAAGAAGCTTTAGATGAGCACTACCAAAAACTAATTAATCTCTTTGATAGCGGGGTGGTAGTCTAATGGCCAAACTGGGCAGGGTAAAGCTTTTTATTGAAAAAGAATCGGATTCCAGTGCTGTAGATGCCACTTCCTACCCTGTTGAAAAGGGAATACCTTTCACTGATCACGTTCAAGAAAAACCGGATGAGGTTTCAATTTCCGGATCTATAATTGGTTCCAACTACAAAGAAGATAAAGAGTACCTAAAGAGAGAAATGAAAAAAGGCACCATGTTTACTTACGTAGGCCGTAATATCGCAAAAAATGTCATCATCTTAAGTATTGACGGTGATGTTGATTATTCCATATCAAATGGGTCAAACATCTCTATTAAGCTTCAAACTATCAGAATTGCGACAACCCCCTGGGTGAAGGTGAAAAATAGTGGGAAAAAGAAGCCTGTTAGTAAAAAACCAACTAAAAAAAGTAAAGCTGTTTATCACAGAGTAAAAGCAGGTGATACTTATTGGGGGCTGTCAAGAAAGTACGAAACATCTATTCCACAATTAAGGAAATGGAATAAGTATCCGGATAGAAGGATTCCAATAGGGGTCAAACTAAGGGTGAAATAAGGTGATTCAATGCTCGATTACATTCCAATTGATAAAGATTCATTACCTGAGCAATTCGAAATCGACCTAGGTAATGAATCTTTTATTTTTGAAGTGAACTATAATCAATCATTTGATTTTTTTACAATAAATCTTTACGACGCCAATCAAATCCCAATTGTTATTGGCGAAAAGTTAGTTCTCAATAGGCCGTTGTGGAGTAACCTGATAGATCAACGTTTGCCAGCTCCGGCCATTGTACCTATGGATGAATCCGGGAAAGCTATCAGGGTCACCTTAGATAACTTTATGGTCACAACATTTTTATATATTGATAATGTGGCTAACATTCCGGATGAACCAAGCTTGGAGGGGAACGGTTATGACGGGTAAATTATTTGGCCGTATCGTTAAAATTCAGGTTTCTGGAGATTATAAAGCGGAATTTACATCTAGTGAACTCCATATTGAATTTGAAGTGCCATTTGACGATGATGAAAAGCCGAATGAAACAAGTGTCATGATTTACAACCTATCGCAAAACTCAATTAGTCGGATTAAAAAAGGCAGCTCTCTTACTGTACAGGCTGGTTATAAATCGGATTACGGAGTGCTCGCTCAAGGGGAAATATCCCATTTTTTTACCCGTCGTGAAGGGGTTGATAAAGTGACTACTATCAAGATGCTTGAGGGCGAGGATTTAGCAAAGAAGAAAACAGCAAAACCTATCACCTTTAAAGCTGGTACTAAGGCTGATGTCATTATTAAAAGATTGGCTAGTGTATTGGGTTTTAAATTGCTAGAGCTCAAACTTCCTAAAAACGTGATATACAAAAAGGGATACACAGTCACAGGGAACATAGAAAACAATTTAATCGAGGTAGTGAAGGATTGTGGTGCATCTATGTACAATCGTCGAGGCGGGAGAGTTATCAGATCAATCAAAGAGGGCACGGTTGAGCATTTCCGTTTAGAAGATAGTACCGGGTTATTACAATCACCAGAACCTTTTGATGAGGATGGAGTGCGCGGCTATAATGTTATGAGTTTGCTTCAGCACAGGATAACAGTGGCATCCATTATCGAAATTGAGAGTAAGACCGCTAATGGGAAATACCGCGTGAAAAAAGGTAAACACCTCTGTAACGGCGATGAGTTCAGAACAGAAATGAAGGTGATTTAATGGCCAATGACACTCAGTTTTTCAACCATCTTAAGAAAGAGGTTGGTCTTCATTTATTTGTGGCAGCACCTGCCAGAGTCATAACAATGAATGCAAATGGAACAGCAGATATTAAAATATTGTTTAAAACCAAAGACAAAGACGGAGAACTATCCGATCATCCACCTGTGGTTGAAGTCCCTATACTAAAACATATAGGGGAATTGATTACTGGGGATGTTGTTTGGGTGAACTTCGCTGATCGGGCTCTTGACCATATGACCGGCGCCCATACTTTCGATCCTGGCTTTACCAGGGTACACAGTATTAATGATGCCGTGATTGTGGGTGTGTTCAAATGATTTCTCCAAAAATAATTGATGGTGATCTGGTTTTTGAGAACGGCGACTGGATTTTTGCAGAAGGCAATGAGGAACTGGTCCAGTCGGTGGAAGCCATTCTGCAAACCAGCAAGGGAGAGTTTTTCTTAGAGGAAGAACATGGCCTATCACATTCCAATTTGGTTGGTAAGGAAGCGAACCAAGAAGAAGTACGTGATGACATTATTGAAGCGTTGTCTCAGGAAGAGCGTATTGCTTCAGTGCGGGATATAACCTTTTTTGATAATAAAAAAATTAGGCATCGGACTGTAAATATTACTTTGGAAAAGGGTGACGGATCCCAATTGACATTGGAGGAGGTGTCATTGGATGCTGGATAAGAGTGGTTTTAAACGTAAAACTTATGCTGATTTAATTGAAGAAATGAGTGATAAGGCTCGTGAGCTTTTTGGTGATAATATAAATGTATCGCCAAGGAGTCCGTTTGGACTTATATTGAGACTCTTTGCATGGTTCCTGGCTTTAGCTTGGGAGCTTGCTGAGAAGGTGTATAATAGTGCATTTGTAGGAAAGGCGGAAGGTGTCCAGTTGGATAACTTAACGCCTTTTTTTAATACAAACAGAAAACCTGAACAGGAAGCAATTGTTACCTTGAGTTTCACCGGCACTCCGAATTATGTAATCCAGGTAGGGACACGGTTTGAAACCATTAACGAAGTTGACTTTATGCTCACGGAAGATGTGCAACTTGACGTCTCTGGTAAAGGATTAGGATTGGCAGTATGTATGACACCAGGTGCTTTGGGAAATGTAGCTGCCGGGACTATCACTGTCATAAGTGAACCAAATGCAGATGTGCTCACCGTCAATAACTCTGGTCCGGCAGCCGGTGGGCAGGATAGGGAAACAGATGCAGAGCTTACAGAACGTTTACTCGTTTCCGGTGCCGGCGCGGGCAGCGCTTCACCAAACGCCATTCTCGCAGCAGTATTAGCTGTTCCAGGAGTTCGGGCGGCGAATATAGCTGTTAATAATAAAATGGTAGCGGAAAACGGTCTTCCTCCGAAAAGTTTTCAAATATATGCTCATGGTGGAACTGGCCCGGCTGTGGCTGAGGCCATTTTCAGTAAAATGACAGCTGGTATTGAATCATTCGGGACCACAGATTTTACCATGGAAGATATAGCTGGCAATAAACACATTGTTAAGTATACACCAGCCTCAGTAATCGATATCTTTGCCAACATTACGCTTGTGACGGATTCGACCTTTGAAATTGACGGGTTAACGCAAGTTAGAAATGGAGTTATTAATGTAATTAATAATCTTGAACAAGGGGATGATGTTATCCTGCAGAGATTGGTCGCGGCTGTAATGGGTGCTCAAGGTGTAACGGATGTGACTATCAAAACAGGAAAAACAGCGGACTTATTAAGTGCCGTCAATATTCCTATTGAACCACAAGAAGTGGCCCAGGCCCTTCCTGAAAATATAAGTGTGGTGGCATCATGAGTATTTTTCAATCAATCCTTCAAAGTTTACCAGACGCTTTCTCTAAAAAGGCCGACTCTAATATTGGTCGATTGATGCTTATTTTATCTAACCAGATTGATCAATTGAACACAGCTTTGACCAAGATTGATCACTGGCGAAACATAGATGAGGCAGAGGGAAGCACACTTGAACAGATTGGGAAAAACGTGGGCCAAAAACGTGGATTAGCGACAGACGAGATTATGAGAGTACTAATCAAAGCGCGAATTGCCCGAAATAGAAGTGACGGGACAATTAATAGTGTCATCGATGCATTGTCGCGTTCATTAAATACTTCTCCATCCACCATAAAGCTTAAAGCATTATATCAGCAGGGGGAGCCTGCAGCGCTTATGATAGAGGACCTTCCGTTGACGGCCCTTAACAAAGTAGGGATGTCAGTCGGACAATTCGCTTATATCACTCAACAGGTTGTAGGTGCCGGAATAAGAATCACGAATATCGATGTCAGGGGAACATTTATATTTTCTTCCCAACCTTCAAACATAGAAGCTTCATTTGAATTTGGATTTGCGCCTTTAGATCAAAGCAGCGGTGGGCGGTTGGGTGCCACATTTAATCCGAATGAAGATGTGATATTGCCATTTTAGAAAGGAGTGTCATTATGCCTTTTATTAAAGAATTACCAGAATGGAAATACCCAGGCAGCAAGCCTCCGCAAACCAAGTTGGATGAAGGATGGCAGCCTAATGACCGTCCACCTTCTGATTGGTTCAATTGGCTCTTCAACACAATTTATCTCGCATTACTAGAATTGCAAGAAGAGGCTATAAATATTGATCAACAAGGGGAGGCGAATGGAGTTGCGACTTTAGATGCGACAGGAGACTTGCCCCTTTCTCAGGCCGACAATGTCTTGAATTGGGTCAAGGGGTTTGGCATGGGTGGAGCATCTGAAAATCTTCCAAGTGGCACAGATTTAAATACCCAGACAACGAACGGTTTTTATTATTGCAGCAGCCCTGTTAATGGGCCGGGGACAAACGGCCATATGTTGGTCATGGCGTTATCTGGCACGTATAGTACACAGTTTTATATTGGGATAAACGGCAACATGTATATGCGAATCAATAATAATGGTGTTTGGGGCGCGTGGGTTACTTTTGCTAAGTACGATAATAACGGTAAAATAGCGGTTGCCAACCTTCCTGACGCCACGACTTCGGTAAAAGGGATAGCACAGCTGAATGATGCAATTGACAGTACAAGCGTTGTTCAAGCTGCTACTGCTAATGCAGTAAAAAAAGCGTTGGATACTGCTAAAGCTTACACTTACAGCAAGGCGGAAGCTGATGGACGATTTGAGACTCCTGGTGGAGCCCAGACAAAGGCAAGTGCAGCGGAAACTAACGCTAAATCGTATGCAAATGCAGTTGCTTCGACAGCGGAAACAAATGCAAAGAATCATGGAAATGCAGTGGCATCCACAGCGGAAACTAATGCAAAAAACTACGCTGATTCTGTGGCCGACACAGCAGAAACAAATGCTAAAAATGCATCTGCTCCTATTGGACATATTGGAGCAGGTGGATCTACAGCTCACCCAGATGCTACAACCACAAAAAGTGGGTTTATGAATCCGGCTGCAGTGTCAAAATTAAATGGCATAGCAGCGTATGCTAATAACTATGTTCACCCTGCAACGCATCCAGCGTCAATTATTACAGAAGATGCTACAAAACGCTTTGTTTCCGATATAGAGAAGAACACCTGGAACGCGAAAGAAACGCCAGGAGGGGCGCAAACAAAGGCTGATGCAGCATATAGTGCAGCGCTAGCATGGGCGCGTGGGCATGGCCTGGGCGATAGCCCTAACAATATTCTTCCTACTAGTCAGGATTTAAACAAAGTCATTGAGAGCGGGTTTTATCGCATAGGCGCAACGCCTGTGAATAGTCCTGGCTCGACAGAATGGTGCCAAATGATTGTAGCAAGAGGCGGAGCAGATACAATTTCACAAATGATTATTAATAGCGTAGGCAATGTTTTTGTAAGGTCGGGCAACCCGCCGGAAGTTGGTGGACCTGGCACATGGAAGGCCTGGCAGGAAGTTGAAACCGTAGCAGGGGCAACAGCGAAAGTAAACGCTACGCAGGTTGCAAAGCTAACTATGGATTCTGGGCTGAGTATTGATTGTTCCGGTCAAGATTTAAACAAACTAATAACCAGCGGTTTTTATTACGGTAACAGTATGCTGAATGCACCAGCCACAACATCTTATCATCGTGTTTGGGTAATGATGGGTAGCTCAACCACAGGTATGCAGTTAGCTGCAACAAATGCCAATACAATGTACATCAGGAACATGACAGGCGGTGTCTGGAATGCTTGGTCTAAGTTTGGTAGTGCTGACGCGTTGGATTGGAAAAATGCTACTTTGCAAAATGGTGTTATACCGTATTCTAGCGGACTTCCGGGACTGCAATACGCAAAAAGAGACGGGATTGTATATTTAAGGGGTGCTGTAAAAAATATTGGACAAAACGAGATAACCATTGCCACCCTGCCAACAGGATACAGACCGTCGGGTGTGAGTCATGTTTTCGCAATGCCAACAAGTTTAGATGGAAGTGGGTTTGCAAGATTTGCTCGGTGGTCAGTAAGTACACTAGGGATTGTCGAAATGTATTCTATGTCTGGTGGAGTGCCGTCAACGGGTTTTTGGTTTCCTATTAACACTTGCTATCCGGTTGATGAATAAAAGGAGGTATCAGAATGAAAATCACATATCAGTTTTACGACGAAAAGGGGAATTGGCTGCCAGGTGAAGAAATCACGCTGGAAAATGACGAGCAACCAGAAAGCGGTTATTTTACAGATAAACCTTTGCCACAGCCATGCTGGAAACCAATTTTCGACAAGGTTAAAAATGACTGGGTTGAAACCGCAACAGAAGAAGAAAAGAACCCGCCACAGCCAGTACCAGAACCTTCACAGCTAGAAAAACAGGTGGCTCTTATCCAGGCAGCGCTTGACGATCTTATCTTAGCTGGGAGTGGGGTTTAATGGCTGCGTATATGGCCCAAAGAATCATAGACGGCGCGTACACATTTCTATTTGTCACTACGAAACGGCCAGATTTACAGGCGGGCATTGAAACATACCTAACAGCACAAGGTAGAGAAGATTTAATTGAATAATCGTGTTGTAATGAGGGCTAAGAAGTCCTCTTTTTTATTTATATAGAAATTATAAAGAGGGGGGAATGGAATTGGAGGCAGAAAACGTACAAATTGATCCATGGAAATCCGGAGTACAAAAAGATATCAATGACATGAAGGCTGATATCAGGAGACTACAAGATAAACAGCTTTTACAAGACCAAACTATTCAGGGGATAAAAGATGCACTGACGGAAATTAAAGAAGATACGAAGTGGCTGAAGCGGACAATCACGAATGCTCTAATTTCGGCATCAATCATTGCACTTGTCGGCGGAGCCATAGCGATAGTATTTGATGTGTTTAAAGGAGGAGCTTAATCATGAAAAAAGATATCTTTACACTTTTGGGCGGCTTTCTATCAGCTGTCCTTTTATTTTTGGGATCTATTGGTGTAACAGTGGAGTGGTTCAATCAGGCGAGCATTGAGGCATTTGTCTTTATGGTTTCGGCTGGAGCTGCATTAGCTATTAATTTTTATTCAATCTGGAAAAACACCTACGTTTCCAAGAAAGCAAAGAAACAAAAGGAATTTTTAGAACTCAATAACAAACTTTAAGTCGTCCCCCAGGGCGGTTTTTTATTTTAAGAAAAGGGAGAGGGTTAATAATGGCAAGATGGATTAATGATGGAGGACACGGCGGCACAGACCCAGGTGCAGTGGCTAACGGAATTATTGAAAAGGTGTATGCTTTGGAAGCCGCAAGGTATGTGGACAGGAGATTAAAGGAGCACAGACTTACCTCCGGGCTTACCAGGTCTGGAGATGAGACGCTTGACTCGGGACCACGGACAAAGCGTGTACGTGACTCCAAAGCCAAGTTCGGTATGAGCCATCATTTTAATGCGGGCGGTGGATCCGGTGCAGAATTTATTCACTCAATTTTTTCTGACGGAGAGTTTGAGAAAATGTTGGCCGAAGAATTTAAAAAGGCTGGATATCCTGTAAGGAGAGCATTTGACCGGAAGGGGAACAATGGTAAAGACTATTATTTCATGCACAGAGAAACTGGCAGCTGTAACATGACGATTATCGAATATGATTTTGTGGATGGTCCGAACGCAGCTAAGTTAAAAGACAAAACTTACCGGGAGGGCATGTATGAGTGTGTTGTCCGAGCAGCATGCAAGAGAGAAGGAACTCGATATTACCCAGTGAAGCAGCAAGCATCCAAACCAAAGCCAAATACAAAACCAACAAAAGTTTGGCATGATATTGTAATTGGGGGATTTGATCAGTATGAAATTGATGCTGCATTTGCGAAAATTAAAAAGGAATTTCCAGGATGGCATATGGAAAAGAGAAAACAGTAAGACGAAATCCCCTTCTGTAAAGAAGGGGATTCTCTTTTAATTAATTATTGAATATGTTAATTATTCTAGTTTGTCCAAGGCTAAAGCCACCGCATCATCCAATGTATCAGCTGCCCCTTTGGCAAGTATATCCCTACCATAAGGTACGTCCTCATCGAAAACACTTAAAAATACTTCAACACTATCTTGATAAAATAAAAACATATATGTAACTAAGTCCTGGTGTTCATTAATCATGACTCCGGTTTCACAATCCTTAACTCCCACCGAAAAATTCTTATCATCAAAAAGTGCCTCTAATTTGGATTTCATCATATCACTCTCCTGTATTTGGTAAATTCGACAAGCTGGAAAAAAGCCCTTGTTTCAATTTTATGAAAAATAAAAAGCCCTTCTCACTGTTAATTTTATAAAAATGATTAATCATTTATACAAAGTTCGATTATTTAAAATAAAGATTGATTATAAATCCTGTGTTGATATGCAGGATTTTTTCTTATTCCGTAATTGGGCCAGATAATTGAATAACACTTTGCAGTTGATTTGGATATTTATGTTTGTGAAGGAATGTACTTAAAGTAACGGGGCGGTTTAGTTCAAGAAGGAATAGTGATTATGTGTTATAATTTGGATAAATTATAAAATAAAGGGGATGTTTAATTTGAAAAGATTCATCTTAATCCTAATGCTTTTGATTAATGTTATTTACATAGCGAGTTACCTTATCAATTTTGATTCATTTACATTAAATAAACTATGGATTGTCTTTTTTTTAATTAGTTTATGTTTATCCATTCTTTTTATGTTTCGTTCGAAAAAGCAATCAGTATTATCTATTGCAGCTATAGTGGCAAGTATTAGTTCTTTAGGGGCTTATGGTTTTCAATATGTTATATCCAACCTAATGGGATAAAGATATTCAACTAAACGGTGTGCTTTACTTCTATAGGGAGTAAAGCCTTTTTCTTATTCAAGTAATGGGGCAGTTTAACGCAAGAAGGATTGCAGGAAAAAATATACAACAAATAGAAATACTTAAAATAACAAACTATGTGAGGAGATAATACTACTTTGAACATTTTAACTCTGATTTTAAGTTATTTAATAGGCTCAATTTCATTTGCTTTAATAGTCGGTAAAATGTTTTATAAGAAAGATATTCGTGATTATGGTAGTGGAAATCTTGGTGCAACTAATGCTTATAGAGTTTTAGGCATAAAAGCAGGAGTAATTGTTGCAATTGCTGATATATTAAAAGGTACACTTGCTTGTTTACTTCCACTAATACTTAGTTCTACGATTAATCCTATTGTTTGTGGTTTATTAGCTATATTAGGACACATATTTTCTGTATTTGCTAATTTTAAAGGTGGAAAAGCTGTTGCGACAGCAACTGGAGTTTTTTTATTTTTGACACCTTTAGGTGTTTTGGTTGGTTTTGTTGTGTTTGTACTAACTTTGTTATTTACTAAGTATGTATCACTAAGTTCAATGTTGGCTGGGATAGCATTATTTATTTACAGTCTAATATTTGAAGATAAAGTTATCATAGCACTTTCTCTACTAATAAGCGTATCAATAATCATTCTACATCGACAAAATATAAAGAGAATTCTAAATGGAACAGAGAACAAAATAATTTAAAAATATTGAGTATAATGTCAAGCTAAACCAGCTAATAGTTTGTCAACATTTTTCAATAAAAAGTTTAATAACCTCATGATATACTAAAAATGTTCATGCCAAATAACCTTCCGTTAT